GGGTGACGGGCAGTGGCTCGAGTCTCAAGGAGGTGCTCGCGTGGGACGCCTGGCGGATCCGCCACATGCGGACCATGCAGCACCGCGTCATCCTGATGATGCGCATCGCTGGCCACCGCATCCGTGAGTACGACGCCGAACGCATCATCGTGGCGACCGAGGGCATTGGCGTCCGGCCTTCCGAGGTGCGACGCGAGTTCAAGAAGTGCTCCAAGCGTGGCGAGGTGGAGGCAGCCGATCACAAGAAGCAGTACCTGGACGAGGCGAAGCTCGCCGATGGCGACATCGACTACCAGATCCACGGGTTCCAAGAAGAAGACCATGGATGAGCGTGCCCGATACCGGATGACGTTCCCGCAGTCGGAGATGTCCGTGTGTCGCCCGTACGACGGGAAGCACAGGGCGAAGCCGGGTCGATGTGAGCCGCTGTACGGCGTGACGTCGATGGTTCCGGTGCCTGAGAACCTTCTCGCGTACTGGGCGCTCTACGAAGAGGCGCTCCAGTCGCGTGTGGACTGGGGTGGGTTGGAGCAGATGCTACTGCGCGGAAGCGCAAGGAGGGAGTGATGTCGGTGCTTCGGAACTGTTGGACGTGCAAGCACATGGGTGTCGAAGACGGTGTAGAGATCTGTACCTCGCCGAGGATCGACGATCCGGACGTTCATGACTGGATCAACTTCTCGCACGGGCGGAAGGATAACGGCTCGCAGACGTGCGACCGTGGCGCTGACGGGTGTCCGGCGTGGGAGGCCAGGTCGAGCCTGGATCCGCTGGGTGAAGCCGTCAAGCTTCTCGTGCAGGCTTCGCTGCCGCGCGCTTTCGGGGTGGATATCGGTGCGCTGCCGATGGAGTTGAAGATCGCGTACATCGCCGGAAGGGTGAATGGGCTGAGGGACGTTGGGTTCTGGAAGGACTGGCTTGGCGAGGAGGGGTGAGAATGGGTTGGAAGGATTCATTCACCAACTGAGACTCCCGGGGTAACTTCGTTACCTACCCCCCACCCTTCGGGGCCCAGACCCCTACCCCCAGCTGCTCGAGCGCCTGGCGCCACCTGCTCGAGCCTTTCGCCGTAGCGGTAACTTGTCCTCGAGTGTCTCGGCGCCGTCACGAGACGTCATTCGCGCCGCGATCGCCTCGCCGGTCCCCCGGGCGGGGTTACTCTGTACATGTCGGAGCGACGATCGCCCGACCGAGACATGGAGGCTCCAATGGTGAAAGCGAAGATCGAAACCCTGCGCCCGGGCGTTGTCAGGTTGCACTGGTGGCACGAGAATCCGGCGGGCGAGAGGTTCTCGCCCAGGATGCACGCCGACTTTGACGAGTGCAAGGTCCATGGATTGACTCCGGAAGAGTCGGCCCGTCACTTTGCTCGGACGGTTCTGTCCGCTCCGGAGGTTCCGTGAACGCTTGACAAACAGTGACACGATCCCCTACTCTGTACCAGTTACAGGGTAGGGGCGGGTCGGACGAAACGACGATCGGGTCTTCACCCTCCGAAGGTCCGATCCTTGGCTCGCCCGAACAAGTACATAGAGGAGGCTTCCGTGAACGATTGGTGTAGGGTTGTGTCAAGAGCCGTTCTCGACGTTGCCGAATACGAGACGGGAACCCGTCCGGCTCCGCCGGAGGAGTGGTTGGCATCGTTCGGGGTGCTGCGTTGGCCTCGGCGGGGACCGAGGGAGTATGTGGAAGTGATCTACCGTGACGACATCATGGTTTCGGATGTGAGCTTGGAGGATCAACTTCGGCAGGATCCCGACGTCTCGTTCCGGAACCTCATCATCGGATCGGCCCACATCCGCGGTTACCGTTCCGTCATCTTCTGGGTGCGGTGACTGATAGCCTACCGCTATCAAGCCAATACGTAGCTTCCAAGCCAGTTACTCGAATAGTGGAGGATCGTCCAATGGAAAGCCTCGATCGTGAGTTCTGTATTGCTCCGCCACGTGAGTATGCCCCGAGCGAGTCGACCTTCATGCTCCGCAAGGGATGGGGTTTCGACCCGAACCCCGACGCGCCGATGAATCCGGAGGAACGTCGGGTACTGGCGGATGCGATCGCCATTCTCCGGAAGGCGCTCGTCAGGCGGTAGCCGGTCCGAGATCACACGAGGATCACACCGTGTGATCTCTGTGTGCAGGTTGTGTGATCACCTTTTCCCTAGGTTCCGGCTACTCTTTAGCCGGAAAATGGGGTCAAGATCACACAGTTTCGGATCTGCACCCCCCCCCTAGGGTGAACGGGAGATGTGTGTGATATCGCACACATGGATGCAGCTCTCTCTCGCGGGGGTATAGATCTAGATCTCTGTGATCTGGGTAGTGTTTTCTGTCTATTCGCAAGCTTCTAACTCGATCTTTCTAGATCACACAACCTGCACACGGAGATCACACTGTGTGATCTTACGTGTGATGTCGCCTGGCGCACGGAGTGTAAAATGTACCTCGTTACCTGGACGGTTCCGGCTTGGATGCGGATTCATCCCGATCGACGTGAGGACGTGGACACCTTGTCCGAGGCACGCTCCCTCGCCGATCGGCTCCGCTCCGAAGGCATGTCCAACGTGAGGATCGTGGACATGTCCCGTCCTTGGCGCTGGTCCCCCTGCGGTCGGTTCCGTATGAACTACAGCGGAGACATTTCGTGACCGGCGGTTCCGAGGCACGCTGATACATAGTAGGCAGACAACGAACGGAGGAGCGATGCTGGACAAGATCGAAACCGTCACCATGGCGGAGCCGTGGTACGTCACGCTGGCTCGCGGCTACTACCTCGCGAGCATGCGATTGAAGGCTCGGACTATCCACCGGGCCCGCCTCCCGGACACGGCTCCGGTTGGCTTCGGCAATGGGAAGACTGCGGTTCCGACGACGTACCGCGCGGTGGGGGAAACGTGCCCGGGTTCGTGCCCGCGTCTCCCGGAACATCTGGGCGGGGACGGGACGTGCTTCGGCCTCTTCGGGAGGACGGCTCTTTCGTCGAAGCGGGACCGGGAGGCCGGAAGCCCCCGCGACAACGCGATCCGGGCGGCTTGCCTCGCGATCGGGGTGGCGGGTACGACGGTCAATTCCAAGGGTCGGCCGGTCGCGGCCCGTATCCACGGGGTCGGAGACTTCGGCGCCGACGGCGTGGTGGACGTCGAATATGTGGAGGCGGTGGCCGCCATCGGTCGCGAGGTTCAGCGTCTCTCGGGGCGGAGGGAAGTCGCGTTCGGCTACACACATTTCGAGGGCGGACCGTGGCTCGACACGTTGTGGGAAGCCGGCATCATGATCCGGATCTCGGATCGGGACGGCGCGATGGGGTCGATCGTCGTCAACGGGTTCGATGCCGATGATCTCCGCCGCCGCAACGCGTTCGCGTGCTTGGAGCAGGCACGCGGTCTTACGTGCGCGGAGTGCCGGTTGTGCTGGACGAACCCGGGTAAGGCCGTCGCGTTCGACGCGATGGGGTTGCGGGAGGGTAAGCTTCGGGATGTCCTCTCTCGGGGGTAGCATGCGCGTGGTACAGGTTCCGATACGGGTCGCGCGGGATGGCGTGGCCCGGCTTCATCGACACCATCGGCCGCCACTCGGCGGGAAGGTGGCGTATGCCGTCGATGTTGACGGGCAGCTCACGTCGTTCGCGATCGTGGGGCGCCCAGTGTCTCGGGTTCTGCAGGCACGCGGATACATGGAGGTTACCAGGGTTGCCACGGACGGCACCCGCAACGCATGCTCGGCACTGTATGGTGCGGCTGCAAGGTGGGCCCGCAAGGCCGGCCATTCGATCGTCACATACACCCTCGCATCGGAACCGGGCACGTCCCTCCGGGCGGCGGGGTGGGTTCCGGAAGCGTTCGTGCGGGGGCGTCGGTGGTCCTGTCCTAGCAGGCCTCGCAGGCCGGGCGATGTCGACGGGGTCGACAAGATCCGCTGGGCTCCCGCGTGGTGCGGGACCGAGGATCCGAAGCTCGCCCACGTCGGCCGCCCGAACCGTGACAAACAGTGACCGGCGGCCGAACGAACCGCAGATACATAGCAAGTAGAACAACGGAGAAACGATGATCCCCGCAACCATCGTACACCGGCTGACTCCGCCGGCCGAGTCGTGGAACGAGCACAACCAGCGCGTGTTCAGGCTTCACTGCGAGGCCGCGCGGCACCCCCGGGGGGTTGAGACCGGGATCCTGCAGGCGTTCGCAGCGCTCGAACAGATCGCATTCTTCCACCAAGCCCGCTACCGGGCCCGGATCGGTGATGACTTCGTCCTCGGCAGGGCGTGGGAAGCCATGGCGCGCGGGCTGATCCGCATGCTGGAGGGTGGCACGGGCCGGCTCGACGCTGGGCTGCTCGACGCCGCGATCCGTCTGCTCGCGTCGGACCACGGCGCACGGATCGAGTGACGAAACGTGACCGGCGAAACCGGCACCGACTGATACAGATAAGACAACGGAGGGAGCGATGGGCTGGGACTACTGCAAGGAATGGACTACGAAGGACAAGGCGATCCGCGCGATCCGAAAGGACCTGTTCGCGGCCGGGTTCGACATCCTGGGCGAGGCCGTCACGGATGATGGGTTGTGGGTGGCGGCCACCGCCACCCACTACGATGCGGTGCCGTTCCTCGTAGTCTACCTGCTCGAAAGCGACGGAGACATGTGGGGATTCAAGGCGATCGAGGAAGACGCCGGGCCGTATGCCGTGTGTCCGAAGCACCTGCTCGACATGGCTCCAGTGGTCAATCACGAGTTCCGCGCGCGCTGCGCCGAGGTGAAGTGATGGAACGGAGGGACTGCACCCGCTGCACGGGCACCGGGATCCTGGACACCACGTACGGCGAGAGCCAGCGGAAGTGCTTCTACTGCGACGGGGTGGGGACCTTCCCCGCCCCCGACATCGAAGCGATCCTGCACGTCCTCACGAAGCGAGGAAAGGAAGGGCGGAGGGTGTGGAAGGCGAGCCGGCCCGACCACAAGCACGGCACCCGTCCCTACTACGTGTGGCGCCTGGCCCGTTTCCACGGGGGTAAGGACGTCACGCTGCCGATGGGCGCGATGCTCGACATCGCTGGCGACCCCTACGAGAAGGACCTGCAGGCCATCGCGGAAGCGGTGGCGAACAAGGTGTTCGGCTCCGCCGAGCGGGGTCGCGCGCGGTGGCACTACGCCATGACTGGGAAGATCATCGACGGGTTCGTCGACGGTCCCACGTACGACGAGCACAAGCCCCGCCACGAATACGAGGAGACGAAGTGATGGACGCCTCTCCGGTTGTCTGGCCGTTCGATGACCCACCGGTCGTCGTGGCCGCAGGCATCGTCTTTGAAGTGTCTGCGATGTCGTATGAGGATCGCCTGCCTGCGCTGCAACGAATGAGGCGGTGGGCTGATGAGGCGAAGCTCCACGAGGATCGGTGGAAGTACAACCTGCACCAGCATGCCGAGCGGTGGGAAGCCCTGTCGCATACGCTCGATGGAGTCATCATGGGGCACATCTTCCTGGGGGTGAGGTGATGGACCCGACCACCTCGGCGGCGCTTCACGCACTGGACACGAAGCTCCGAACGTACGACGCAATGCGAAAGGCGATCGAGGCGAGGGACCTCGAGCGTGCGCGCATGGTGTGGAACCGCATGCCCAGCTGGGCATGGCCTCAGGATGTGGCCGCTCTCCTCGGGGAGTGGACCAGTGAGCCACCGGCGTGACCGAGATCATCGCAGCCGGGATTCTGTTGGCGGGGTGTGCCGCCATGTGGTTCGGTATCGACGCCTTGCTTCGGAGGGAGTGATGATCGCAGCGTTGTACGTGCAGGAGGGTGGCTGCTACACCGGGCTCGACGGGGTGGACCCGTGGCCGGAGTCGCGAGACGCGCGGTCCTACGCTGGACCCTACCCCGTGGTGGCCCACCCCCCGTGCGAGCGGTGGGGCGCGTACTCCAGCGGCGGTCCGAGGTACCGCGGCTCGAAGGTGACGGGCGACGACGGCGGATGCTTCGCCTCGGCGCTGGCATCGGTGCGTCAGCAGTGGCGCGACCAGCGCCGAGCGTGGCTTCGGTGGCGGCAGGAGCGCGGGCTTCGGGTGTACGCAACCCCGGAGTTGATGTCGCGCCGGAAGCGCGCGGCCACCCCGGTCGCGTTCCGAGACCTGCTGATCTCCATCGCGCGGAGTGCGTCATGATGATCTTCACCATCGACAGCATCGACGAGGACATCGACTACATCGTGCATGTCGTGTACTACGACGCCGGTAGGCTGACTGGACCGCCGGACTTCTGCTACCCCGAGGAGATCGAGTACGACGTGTCGCCCAGGGTGAAGCCGGAACACGAAGATCGACTGCACGATGCGGTGATGGAGCGGATCCGATCGGAAGGCATCCGCAAAATCCGGTGACAAACAGTGACCGGCGAAACCTTCAGACACTGATACAGATAGAGCACAACGGAGGACGAGATGGGTGCCAGCGAGTTCTTCACGAGGGCGCGTGGAAAGACGGCGGCGGAGGCGTTTCGAAGCGCCGTCCAGCAGGCGCGATACGAGCACGGGAACGGAGGGTACACCGGTACCATCGCCGAGAAGTCGGAGTTCCAGGAAGTCAAGCCGAAGGCTGGAGAGTCCGTGATGGAGTGCGTCAACCGGCACATGGACATCGGCACCTTCGACGACAAGTGGGGACCCGCCGGGTGCGTGAAGATCGACGATGGCGAGTGGTACTTCTTCGGCTTCGCGAGCGAGTGAGGGAGGACAGGATGGAACCGTACTACGTCGCGATCACGATCGGTCCGTCGGAACAGGTCGACCGAGCAGTGGACTACTACATCTACGACAGCCACGACTGCATCGAGAGCGACGGGTGGAACAGCCCGGGGCCGAAGGAGGACAAGACGTACGCCTGGCTCGCGCTGCTCAAGCGGCACGTCCGTCTGCCGATGTCCGTCAAGGGGGCGGGCCTCAAGTGGGGCGATGCCGAGGTGAAGCCCAACGGCTACTCGCTCGGTGGCAACCACGCCCCGAACGGGATCAAGGTGACGTGGACGATCGGGGGTGGACGGTGAGACACGACATCATCTTCACGACGAAGACCAACCTCTTCCGCGCGACTCCGCTCAGCGACGAGTCGTGGTCGCTCCGGTGCATTGGCACCGATGAATCAGGCGACATCAAGTGGCCGTCGGACGACGAGGTATCGCTGGCCGTCGGCGAGCCAGTGAGGTTCTGGGATGCAGGCGATGATCTCGATGAGGCCATCTACTCGGTTCGGCCGGTGCCCCGGTGAGCCGCCCCAAGGATGTCGACTTCCCCGCGTTCCACGTCATCCCGGAGTACTTCTGCTTCCATGTGATCGCGTGGGTCCGCGAGGAGGTGGAGCGCCGCCGAAGGGGTGAGGCCATGCGACGCGGCGCAGACTGGGCCTCGGCCATGTCGGTCCACAACTACATGATCGGGAACCTCGGGCGAGGAAGGTGGTGGCGCGAGGTCTGGCTCGGCCTGGAATGCGCAACCCTGGTGATCGAGTACAGCTTCGACGACGAGTAGACACAACGTGACAAGCGGCTGACCCGCATACAGATACAGAACAAACACACAGCGGAGACAACACCATGGACAACAGCATCATCGACAACCTCACCATCGCTCAGGCCCGCGAGATCGCCAGCATCTTCGGGTCGGCGCAGCCCGCCCAGCCCACCGCACAGCAGGCGCCCATCGCCTCCATCTTCCTGGGACAGCGGGTGATCGTGCGCTCCAACCAGTCGGGGGTCTGGTTCGGAACCCTGTCCGTCGCCCACCCGGACGGCCAGCTCGTGCTGGAGCAGGCTCGCCGTGCCCACTACTGGACCGGCGCCGGCAGCTGCTCCGGCCTCGCGATCACCGGCCCGACCGGAGGCCGGATCGCTGGCGCGGTGGCGAAGGTCGCCATCGAAGAGTACGTCGAGATCGTCGAGTGTACCCCGGCGGCCTGTGCTCAGTGGGACTCGCTCCCGGTGTGGACCGGACGATGATCCGCCGCATCCTCAACGGAACCATCACCGAAGCTGAGCCATGTACTTACGGCAACGGCAACGGCAACGGCTACGGCTACGGCAACGGCAACGGCAACGGCAACGGCTACGGCTACGGCAACGGCAACGGCAACGGCTACGGCGACGGCGACGGCGACGGCTACGGCTACGGCTACGGCTACGGCAACGGCAACGGCTACGGCGACGGCGACGGCGACGGCTACGGCTACGGCAACGGCTACGGCTACGGCAAAGGCTACGGCAACGGCAACGGCAACGGCTCCGGCGACGGCAGCGGCTCCGGCGACGGCAGCGGCGTCGGCTCCGGCTCCGGCAACGGCGTCGGCTTCGGCTTCAGCAGTGGGGGTGAAGGATGAAGGCGCCGAAGAACGTGTTCTCTACGCGCCCTCACTTTCAGGGGCTGGATACAGGTAAGGTGGTACACCTCGACATCACGGTGCCATCTGACCTGGTCGACTGGATGCGGTCGACGGTCGTCAACCGGTCAGCGTTCATCTCGTGGCTCATTCGAGAGTTCAAGGCGGAGAATCCAGATGGACCAGCACCAGAAGAGTAGCCTTCGCCGCATCATCAACGGCGCCATCGTCGAGGCCGAGCCGTGGGCCGACGGCTTCGGCTTCGGCTGCGGCTACGGCAACGGCTCCGGCGACGGCGTCGGCAACGGCTACGGCTACGGCGTCGGCTCCAGCTACGGCTCCAGCTACGCCGACGGCGACGGCGCCGGCTACGGCGTCGGCTCCGGCTGCGGCTGCGGCTCAGGCTACGGCTACGGCTACGGCAGTGGAGGTGAAGGATGAGTAGCCTCCGCCGCATCCTCAACGGCGCCATCGTCGAGGCTGAGCCATGGACCGACGGCGAAGGCTTCGGCTCCGGCTCCGGCTACGGCTCCGGCTCCGGCTACGGCTCCGGCTTCGGCTTCGGCTCCGGCTACGGCTCCGGCTCCGGCTTCGGCTTCGGCTTCGGCTCCGGCAACGGCAGTGGAGGTGATGAGTGACCTACGGTGACGACTTCGATGCCCCGTACGACGACGATCCGGAATACACTACCTACCACCTTTCGCTGTGGCAGTCGGCGCTCGACGCGCTGCACGACGATGGGTACTCGTCCGACGACGAGACCGGAACGACGACCAACTACACGACCGAGGACTTCAATGCTCTCTGAGGAACAGTGCTCCATGCTTCGGGAGCCATTCGATCCCGACAACGAGATCGAGTGGCGCGTGCAGCGGGTCCACTCTGGTGGCACCTCTGCGTCGCTCATCGCGTACGTCACCGCTCGAGCGGTGATGGACCGGCTCGACCTGGTGTTCGGCGTCGACGGGTACTCGGTCGAGTACCGGACCATCGAACTCGGGAAGCACGCCGGATTCATGTGCCGCATCACCGCCGGTGGTGTGACGAAGGAGGACATCAGCGACCTCACGGACGTCGAACCGCTGAAGGGCGGCGTGTCTGGCGCGCTCAAGCGGTGCGCGGTGCTCTTCGGGATCGGCCGGTACCTGTACGACCTCGGCGAGGAGTTCGCGAAGGTGGAGTCCGGGCGGGGGCCGAAGGGCTCCATCTCCGTGAAGAAGCCGGACGGTTCGTACGGGTTCGTCCTGCGCCCGAAGATGCCCGAGTGGGCCCGGCCGAAGAGCAAGCCGCCGGGTGGCGCAATGCAGGCTGCTCGCGAGCAGGTCGCCGCAGGCACCCGCAAGGATGCGCCCGAGGGCAGCGCCGGACGGGTCGACCCGGTGCCCGACGCGCCCCACGATCCCGAGTGGACCAGTGGTGGGAACCGAGCCTTCATGGCGAAGTACTCTGCGAACTTCCCGGCCGATGAGGGGTACGACTACGACATGCTGGCCGACTTCCTAGAGTCGATCGGCAAGCAGCGCCCGAGCCAGATGCCGAAGGAGAAGCGCGAGCAGCTGCTCGGCTGGCTCCTCGGCAAGGGTCGCGCGCAGTTCTCGAAGTACGTCAACGACATCATCGAGTCTCGACAGACTCTTCAGTGAGGTGAGCAGTGGGATACCAGATCGTCGTCGTCATCGGCCGGCTCGGCGCCGACCCGGAGGTCCGGGCCTCGAAGTCCGGGCAGCCGATCGCCAACCTTCGCATCGCCGTGGGCGAGCGGGTGAAGAAGGGAGATGAGTACGTGGAGGAGACCGAGTGGTTCCGCGCCGTGTGCTTCGGGAAGACGGCAGAGATCGCCGCCAAGTACCTGAGCAAGGGCTCGGAGGTCTCGGTGCAGGGTCGCATGCACACCCGGAAGTGGCAGGACAAGGACGGGAAGGACCAGTACTCGACCGAACTCACCATCGACCGGCTCACCCTGATCGGTGGCGGCGGCGGGAAGCGCGAGGCCGACCCGAACCCGACCGGCCTCCCGGACGATGACCTCCCGTTCTGACACTCACGGGGTGTAGCGCAGCCAGGTAGCGCAGCAGCTTTGGGAGCTGCTGGTCGTCGGTTCGAATCCGACCACCCCGACTCGTCCGCGTAGCTCAGTGGATAGAGCACCTGATTCCTAATCAGGGGGCCGCAGGTTCAAGTCCTGCCGCGGACATCACTTCGCCTACGTAGCTCAGCGGACAGAGCATCGGCCTTCTAAGCCGTATGTCACAGGTTCGACTCCTGTCGTGGGCGCTTTCTCATGGGAGAACCAATGATCGACCGCGTGACGTTGCGCGACATGTACTACGAACAAGACGAGTCCAGCAAGGATGTCTTCGAGAAGCTCGCCGGCCAGAAGATCCTGGCCATCAGGGGGATGGACCAGAACAGCGAGCAGGTGGAGATCGACACTGAGGCTGGGACGTTCGTGCTGTTCCACAACCAGGACTGCTGTGAGTACGTGTGCATCGAGGACGTGGCAGGGGATCCGTCCGACATCATCGGTGAGGTCGTTTCGATGGCGGAGGTGTCGTCCGGGGATCGGCCGGTCGAGGACGGGACGTCGACGTGGACGTTCTACCGAATCCATACGATGTCCGGAGACGTGTGCCTTCGGTGGGTCGGTGAGTCGAACGGATACTACTCGGAGGACGTCGACGTGGTGCTGGTGACCAAGTGACCTTCGCTCCGCGCAAGCACCAGATCGCCGCTCGTGACGCGTACCTCGCGCACGACCACACGAAGGGAGCCATGCTCGTCATGGCGACCGGAACTGGGAAGACGGCGACCGCTCACTTCATCATGGCGGACTACCTCCGCGCAGGTAAGCGGGTGCTGTGGCTTGCGCACCAGAATCGCTTGGTGAAGCAGCCACTGACGAACGATGGAGCACTGAGGAAGTACTTCCCGGAGTTCCTTCCACTTGCTGGGATCGTGCAGGGACAACAGTACAAGGACCACAGCGCGAGGCTGGTGTATGCCAGCATGCAGACGCTCGCGAAGGACAAGCGACTGCAGCAGGTACTGGCATATGGAGCATTCGACCTGGTGGTTGTGGACGAGGCACACCACTCGGTATCCCCGCAGTACGACCGACTCCTCTCCACCCTCGGTGGGGCTCACTTCCTCGGGCTGACGGCAACGCCGGACCGGGAGGATACCCGCCGACTCTCCGACCGGTGGCTCGTGGTCTACAGCTACACCATCACCGATGCTCTGGCGGACGGCGTGCTACTGCAGCCGTACGTGGCGCTCGACCGGGTGCCGGACCTGGACCTGTCGAAGGTTGGCGGTCGTCGCGACTACACCGCCCCCGACCTCGAGCGCGCACTGCTCAAGGCGCACATCGTCGAGCACACCGTCGCCGCGGTAGCGAAGACTCATGCCGCGGAGCGGCTCCCCTTCCGGGACCACACCGCCTACCTGGAGTGCGACCTGAACGTCGGCGGTGGCATCGTGTTCACCGCCACGGTGGAGCAGGCAAAGCGTACGGCGGAAGCGCTGCGTGCAGACGGATGGCGCGCCGAGTACATCGCCGGGGAGATGATCACGGACGAGGTGCTCGAGGACGGGAGCCACAAGCGGGTTCCGTTCCCAGAGGCTCTGCGCGAGGACATGTTCAGCAGGTTCGAGCGCGGAGAGATCGATGTCCTGTGCAACGCGCAGCTGATCACGGAAGGCGTCGACATCCCTCGCGCGCAGTGGTGCGTGCTGGCCAGACCGACGAAGTCGTGGTCGCTGTACGTGCAGATGGTCGGGCGTGTGCTCCGCCCGTACGGGGACCAGTCGAAGGCGCTGGTACTCGACCTGGTTGGTGCGACGAAGGTCCACTCCATCGTGGCGGCGCCGGTGCTGGTGGATGGAGACGACTGCCCGAACGCGGACGACGGTACGCACCGGTTCGTCCCCATCGAGGGCACGGGAGAGGGCCGGTGCCTGGACTGTGGGAAGGTGATTCGATGCTATGCCAGGCTGGGCGGGCATCGGTTCGTTGACGGCGTGTGCCGTGGGTGTGGCGCGCTGCAGTGCAAGGACTCGCCGAACTTCGAGCACGAGTGGGTCCCGTGGGAGGACCAGAAGCGGAAGTGCGTGTGCTGCGGCACGGAGATGCTGGACTCCACCTCGGCGCTGTTCCGACCGCCGAAGGCTCGCGAGAAGATCGCGTGGCACAAGCTCTCCGTCAGCGGTGAGGTGTTCGCTTCGAACCTTGGTCGGCACGGGTGCCTGTTCATGGTTCGCGCGGACGAGGAACACTGGCATCCGGTGTGGGTGACAAACGATGACCGACTGTTTCGTTTGTCACCATCCCCGGTGCATAAGCTGATGACGCAAGCCCTGCTCGAGGACGTGGCCAGGCGAGCGCAAAAGGTGAACGGGGCCTACGGCGGAGCCGAGGACGGGAAGAAGGCGAAGCGCATCGTGGCTGACGCGCTGGCGCTGGCAAGAACACACAAGGTCTGGAGCATCAAATGAGCGCAACGAACCGAGGAGCGACGCGCGAGAAGGACGACTTCTACCGCACCCCGAAGTGGGCTACGCACCGCCTGCTCGACATCCTTCCGTGGTCGAAGGTGTGGTACGACCCGTTCTGCGGCGACGGACGGATTCTCGATGCCATCGCTGAGCACCCCCGTGGAGCGAGCGCAAGGCTGCGGGGGAGCGACATCGTCGATCGTGGGTGCAAGCACGAGTTCACCCAGCATTCGGTCTTCGACGTCCAGACCGTGGAGAACGGCACGTTCGTCATCTCAAACCCACCGTACCGGATCGCGCAGGAGTCCATCGAGCACTGCATGTACAACATGGGGAACATCAAGGGATGCGCCATGCTGCTCCGCGTTGGATTCCTGGCCGGACCACGTAGCCAGTCGCGTCTGTTCAGGGACGTCTTCCGCCCATGCAGCATGCAAGTTCTTCCGAACCGACCGTCGTTCACCGGGTACGGAACGGACGCAACCGAGTACGCGTGGTTCATCTGGGGCCCGCTCAAAGGTGGCGTCGGATTCCTGGAGGAAACGCCGCCAGACGTGCGCCGCAAGGAGAGCGCCGAGATTCGGAAGCTGTTCCTCGCCGGCGGCGGGAAGCCTCCGAAGAAGAAGCCAGCGAACTTCGGACAGTTCAACCATGAGGCAGCCAATGAGTGACGAGCGACTGCGAATCCCAGCGACCCGCGCCTTGCTCGAGGGCTGGTGTGGGCCGGTGCTGGAGCGTGGCACGCGGGTGATCGCCTGCGGGATCACGCCGAAAGGCCTGTGCGATGTCGCCGTGCCAAGCACCGGGCGGTTTGGGTGTGTCCCGATCGCGTTGATCTCTCTCGACGCCTCGCACGCAGAGGTTCGGGATCGGGTGTGCCGGGTGCTGGCCGCCACGTTGTACACCGACGGCCCGCACTCGTCGGCGTGCGTGGTGCCGGGGCGGCGCGGGCTGGGCGGAGCGCCAGGGCTGCTGTTCGGGCTGCTGACCGTCACGCCGGAGGACGGCGACCGGTGGCGCTGGTTCGACGACGACCGCGCGCCGGCCCTTGCCGCCCTCGACCCCAACGACGACACCCGCCTGCCCGACGGCTCGCGGCTCGTGGACGCGCTGGCCCTGGCGGCGGTGGCGCGGGAGGTGACTCGTGGGTGAGTCGACGTGGGGCGGCGTGACCACATGCGGGCAGGCGCCCTCACGGACCCGGCCGTCGAACACGGTGCTGCACGACCTCATCGCTCACCTCGCCGCCCAGCCCGACGGTGGGGACGCCATCCTCCGCGAGCTGCTGCGCGCCGACCCGGACCGAGCGGTGCGGGTGGTGGACGGGGCGAAGGTGGCGCGGGCGTGGGTGCGCTGCAACGTGGGGACGGCGCGTGACCCGGACGACCAGGAGCGCCGCCCGCTTACCCGGGCGCACGGTGCGTGGGTCGGGGCCGCTGGTTTGCCGCACCACGGCGGCGGGTACTGGGCGACTGCGCTCACCGAGGAGCGCGGCCGGCACGTAGACAGCCGCTGCGACACACCGGAAGCCGCCCGCGCGGCTGTGGACGCCGCCCTCATCGCCGACGGCTGGGTGCTGGCGGGGGTGGCCCCGTGACCCCACGCGAGCGTGCGGAGGCGCTGGGGTGGGTGCGCAGCGAGGGCGCGTGGTGGGTGTCGCCCTACAGCGACGATCGCACCTATCCGGCAGGCGAGACAGCCATGACCGGCCCAGACCGGTGGAGTACGGGGTGGCGGGGCAAGTGGATATGGCACCATCCCACCGAGGACGAGGCCCTCGCCCACGCGCTGCTCCTGCGCGACGTGGTGCTCTCGTGACCCCCGCGCAGGTCGAGCTTGCCCGCGCCCTCGTGGCGCTGCCGGGGTGGCGGTGGCGGGCGGGGATGCTGGCGCAGTGCAGCGGACGCCTCGTGCGCGTGGTGCAGTGGGACGGCGACGCCGTGGCCGGAACCGGGGCCCGCATGTTGCCGTCGGGCGCGTGGGTGTCCGCGCCCGTGTACTGCGACGACCTCCCCGACCTCACCGACGACGCTACGGGCGGGGTGCTACTGGGGATGCTGATGGCCGCCGCGCTCGTCGACCTGAATGGCATGCGGGGTACCGTCACCCTGCAGCTCGTGGTCCGCGAGGAGTACTACCGCGGCTCCACCCTTGCCGAGGCCGCTGCGCGTGCCCTGGTGGCGCTCGGGAGGTGCGCGTGAGGTGCGAGAACGGACCTGTGCCGTGGTGCGGATGGGAGTACCCTCGGCGGGACTTTCTCGAGCTACACGAGCGGTGTTGGCCAAGCATCGGGATCAACTCCGACTCAGGACCAGATTGCTCCCTCGTGCCAGAGACGGAGGGGCTTTGCTTTGACACGGAGTCGGGGGCCGACCAGTACACCATCATCATCCAGTACGACTTGCACATGCCTTGAGGTATCAATGAAACGCGGCAAAGCATGGGAGACAAGACTCGACGTCTGGCACCGCCAGTACCGTGAACAGCGACTCGGCTGCATGATGCACCAGCACCCGGCTGTAGGCGTCGGAGCGGGCGGCAAGGTGTTCTTCTCCGACAAGGGGCCACCCGACTACATCGGCTGGACCGTGAAGGGGAACTTCATCTTCGACGCCAAGGAGGTGGCGGAAGGGAAGCTGCTTTACTGCTCGCTGCTGAAGCGCCACCAGGCGGAGTACCTGGAGACGTATGCGGCGGCGCCGGGGTGGAGGGCGGGCATCATGGCGAAGCTCGGTCAAAGAATGTACTGGCTAGACTGGACCCTGATCGGCGACGGTTACTGGAATGGAGACTCGAGCTTCGATGTGAGCAAGGGGCTCGAGTTCGGAAAGAACGGCTGGCTGGAGGTGATGAAGTGAAGCCGGACATTCATGCGATCAACAGCGTGAAGAAGTGGGGCGGGAGGCGAGAGGACTACCAGCCCATCCACGACTTCCTCGACTGCAGCAAGTCCTGCCACGCGGACATGCGGCACCGGGCGATCCTGCACAACAGCCTGGGCCCGTTCATCGCCGAGCGGGTGTTCGGAATCAACATCGTGAACAGCGACGGACGCGAGGTGTCCGTTCGCGACATCGCAGAGAAGCACATCATCGAGGACATGGGCCAGATCCCGAGCGTCTCTGACTACCTGTCGGGGATGCCGATGTACGACTGGCTCGGCGGACGACCGAAGACGAAGACCACCACCAACCTGAGGGACTGACATGCCTACGTTCGAAGACCTGAAGAAGATGAAGGCCGACTACGAGAAGGCGCTCGAGTCCAGCGCGAAGGATGCGCTGCTCGAGCACTTCACGAGCCTGTTCAGGGCGCACCCGGATGTGCAGGCCATCCGTTGGGACCAGTACACCCCGTACTTCAACGATGGCTCTCCGTGCGTGTTTCGGGTGTGCGACCCATCCGCCCTCATGGTTGGCGGCGACCCAGAAATCGAGTACGGGAACGGGTGGAGGTACGCCTACGAATATAAGCACCCAATCTTCAAGCGGATCGAACTCGACGAAGACATCGTCGAGCACCTCGGAGATGGGTTCCGAATCACCATCGACCGCGACATGAACATGACGGTCGAAGAGTGCGAACACGACTGAGCGGGGGCCACATGCGGAGCGCATTCGAACGACAGCTGCGAAGGATCGATGCGAAGCTGCGAAGAGTGGAGACAACCCTTGACAGGGTCCATTCCGGCGCAGGGGATACCGAGACAGTGGAACAACTGATCAAGTACAGGGAGTCGCTGAATGTCAACCGGAGAGCGGTACGTGACCTGGTGCGTGCTGGACATCGAGACGATCCCGTCGCTTGATCCTGACATCATGTCGACGATCGAGGTGAAGCCGGACTCCAGGCTCAAGGACCCAGGCAAGATCACTGCCGATGTCGCGCAGAAGATGCAGAAGGCGTACAACGACACGTCGTTCGATCCGCTGCACGGCAGCATCTGCGCCATCGGGATCAAGACGTCGCTCGGCGACAAGCACGTCTTCACCGCCTACTCAACCGACCCGGCGGAGCACTACCGGCTCGAGCGCCAGGCGATCCTGGACGCGAACCAGGTTCTGGCCGGGACACCGTGCGCATGGAACGGCCACGACTTCGACTTCCGGTTCATGGCTGTTCGCGCCATGAAGTACGGGGTAAGCAGACTGCCCGGCTACCTCCTTCGGCGTGGCGTTGACCCCATGCATCGGCTGTTCGGGAAGCGGTGGGACGACAAGCTCAAGCTGTCGGCAGCGTGCAAGTTCTTCGGCATCCATCACGACAACTCGTTCGACGGGTCGATGGTCGCCAACGCCTACGCCCGCGGCGAGTACAAGAAGATCACGACCCACCTGGAAGACGACATCGACTCCCTGTGGGAGATCGTCAACCGCTTCGACGATGTGGTGTTCCAGTGAAGTACCAAGTGTGGAGCAAGCACAACCATAGCAACTGCTACGAAGAGGCACCACGAGGAGGAGAAGATGCTCGGAGACGTGATCAACAACCCGCCTCACTACGGTGGAGCCGACAACCCGTACGAAGCCATCAAGGTCATCGAGGCCTGGGAGATGGACTTCTGCCTCGGCAACGTGCTGAAGTACATCAGCCGCGCCGGGAAGAAAGGTGACAACGTCGTCGAGGATCTGAAGAAGGCAGCGTGGTATCTGGATCGCAGGATCAAGCAGCTGGAGAAGCGATGATGGACCCAAGCACCAGGCGGCTACAGGTGGCGACCATGGCGCTCGAGTTGGCGCTGCCATACATGCCTGATGGACTGCGGGCCACCGTCGCGATCATGCTCTCAGAGATCTTCGAGGAATGGGATGATCGAACTGCTGAAACGGCTGGGGTACAAGCAGCAGCACAAGCGGTGGGGCCCGTGTCCGGCGTGTGGCTCGGCCTCGACGAAGAAGGATCGCAGACCACCACTGAGGGTGAAGCAAGACTTGTGGACGTGTTCGGCCTGCCAGAGAGGAGGTGACGCGCTCCAGTTCGCAGCCAACCACCTCGGCCTGGAGTCCCCAAGGGGGAAGAACTTCTGGAGGGCCAAGGAGCTTCTGGGAGAAGATGTCGAGCAAGTGCTCGAGCACGAGTACGAGCCAGAGGCTCCGCCAGACAGGGGATGTGGCTCACTGATTCGAGAGTACCTCGCCTCGGCAAGGCCGGTCGAAGCGTGCGACGACGGACAGCTTGCGGCATTTCTGGAAGCGAGGTCGCTGAACCGGTCCATTCCGGCCGGTGTGTCCGACGGGACGACGTCCTTCTCCTTCTGGCCGAGGCCGATGGCGGAGCAGTACAGGCTCCTGGTTCCGACTTGCGATTCATCGGGTGTAGTTCAATCGTTCCAGGGCGTAGACATGGCGACCTCGCTGAAGAGGTGGCCCAAAGGGATCGACAACAGGGGCCTCATCTTCGCTGCTCGGAAGACCAGGACGATGCTTCGTGACGGCAGCAGGTTCAACGAGCTTCTGATCGTCGAGGGGGTGATCGACTTCTTGACGGCCGCTATCATGTGGGACGTGCCGCTGATTGGAATCTTTCCTGGAAGCGACTACGCTTTGCAAGACATCAAGCTCACGGACGACGCAGTGGTGGTCTTCGGAACACACCTCGACTCGGGCGCTGGGCTGTCCTACCAGGACAGGGTAAGCTCTATTCTCCGGCACCCGGTGCGACGGATGCCGTTCGAGGCGACTGAATGACCAAGGACCTGAACGACGCGGCGGCCAAGGGTGCAGCCGCACCGCTCCTCGGGAAGGCTGCAGCGTCCAAACCGGTTGCCCCGGCCGATGTGTCGCAGCTCGCGATCGACGGCATCTTCCACCTGAAGGCCATCTCGTCCCAGGTCGAACTCGACCTGCGCGACCCGCTCGACGGACCCAGGCTCGCCGCCGAGCACATGGTCAAGGCGACCTCCGCCGAGAAGCACCGTTTCATCCTCGGCGCCGCGTACCACGAGCGAAGGGCCGAGGTGGAATCTCTCCTGGCCTACCTCAGCGCGATGGGGACCAAGATCAAGGCGCCGCTGAGCGCGCTCCGGAAGGTGCTCAACGCTGCCCGCCAGGAGTTCGGCGACTCCATCCGGGAGCGGGACCGAGTCGCTGGGCTGATGCAAGAGAAGCGGCCGAAGGCGCTGCTCGACGCTGTCGTGCGCGAGCTTGGGCTCGAGGGCTTCCGCATGCCGAACGGGTACGAGATCGACATGGAGGGGGTCCGGACGGACTCCGGTGAGCGGGTGAGTTCCTCCCCCATCCTGCCGGTGGCCATCGAGGTCCTGCCGGATGGGACGGTGCAGGTGGAGGTGGCCTGGCGGAAGTGGGGCCAGTGGCATCGTCAGCGCGTTCCTCGCCGCACGCTGGCATCGAGCAAGCACATCATCGACCTCGCCCAGTTCGGAGCGCCGGTCGACAGCATCTCCGCGCCGCTGCTGATGTCGTTCTTCAGCGCCTTCGAGAAGGCGAACGAGGCCCAGTTGATTCCGGCCCTCTCTTCGCCGCACGTCGGGTGGAACGGCGGGTCGTTCCTGTACGGAACCACCTCCTTCGGCCTCGCCAAGCTGGTGCCGCCATCCGCTCCGAACGCCGTGCAGTTCTTCGAGGGACTCCGCCAGGAGGGGAGTTGGGACGTGTGGGCGGAGGCCATCGAGGAGTACGTCGCGCCGTACCCGTCCGTGATGGTCGGCATCTACGCGTCCGTCGCGTCCCTGATGCTCGAGCCGCTGGGCGAGCGCGGGTTCGTGGTCGACTGGTCGGGACTGACGTCGGTCGGAAAGACCACCACGCTCATGGTCGCCGCATCTTCGCTGGGGTCCCCGAGCGAGTCCGACAAGGGCGGGCTCATCCGCTCCTGGCGCAGCCCGTCGAACGCTTCGCGCATGTACGCCGCCTCCATGCTGCACAACTTCCCGCTGTACCTGGACGAGACGAAGCGAGCCAACAAGCCGGAGTTGGTGCGGGACTTCCTCTACGACTTCCCGTCCGGCCAGGACTCGATGCGCTCCGCCGAGGACGGCACGGCCCGAATCGCCAAGCGGTGGCGCTCGATCGCCCTCACCACCGGCGAGGCTCCCATCACCGCCTTCAGCCGTGACGGTGGCGCCCACGCGCGCGCCATCTGTCTGCAGGGCACGCCATGGGGCACCCCGACTCCACTCATGGCCGAGCGCCAGAAGCGCCTGGTGGCCATCCTGGACCGGCACTACGGACACCTCGGCCCGAAGGTCGTCCAGTACCTGTTGTCGACCTCGTGGACCGACCTGAAGGCCCGGCACGCGGCAATCCTCGCCGGCTACCCGGTCGCGTCTGGGGTGGCCGCCCGAATGGCTGCGTACGTGGCGACGATCGAGTTGGCCGCGCAGGTGTGCCACCTGTCCCTCGGTGTTCCTGGCGACAGCGCCGCGTCCATCAAGCTCCTGCACTCGACGTTGCAGACCGCCTCGAACTCGTCGGACATCCCGCGCGCCGCGCTCGAGGTGCTCTACTCCTGGGCTGCGGCGAACCGCGAGAAGTTCCATCGCCGTGGCTCCGCCACCAACGCCGAGCCGCATGCCGGCTGGTACGGGCGCTGGGACCACGACGACTCCGTTCCGGAGTGGATCGCGTTCGACGTGCCGAAGGCCACCAGGGTCCTCGCCGAGGCAGGTTACGACTCGTCGTCGGTCATCACCGCGTTTCGCGAGCGTGGCTGGCTGCTGCTCGACAAGAGCGGGAACAATCCGCAGGTCGGGCCGAGCCGCTCCAGGCTGATGGCCGTCAAGATGTCTGCTTTCAAGGGAGAGTAGGATGGCAAGGCTCAGGTACTGTCTCGGGTGCGCGACCAAGGACGAGGCGCGAGTGGTCCAACTGAAGGTCGCCGCGTTCCGCAAGCCGTGCAGCGGATGCGGAGAGCCCACCCTGTTCGAGTTGGACTACCGCAACACGTCGCCTCGCCGAGAGAAGAAGCGGATCGAAGACGACGTGGAGCCGCATCCGATCGAAGAGTCCGAGGACTAGCGACCGAACTCGGAACGGATCCGGTCGATGGACCAGGTCTCCATGTCGAAGTCGCCGTCACGAACGCCGCGGAGGACGATCACACCACGCCACCACTCGTGGTTGTCCTCTCCGGCGTAGCTCTCGGTGTGATCGAAGTAGCAGCCAGCGACGAGCGAGTGGACGCGCTTCCCTGGCCTCGACTCCATCCGGTGCTGGAGGACGTGGGCGTGACCGACGACGACCGACTCCGCGAACTTCACTCGCTCCAGGAGCCGGAGTGAGTGGAACTTGCCGGAGATGGGTCGGGCCGTACCCTTCACCGTGAGGTAGTGCTGGTACAGGACGCCGTCGATCCTGCATGGCTGAAGGAAGTCGACCACCTCCCACCCGGCATCGCGGTGCGACTTCCCGATGTCGAGCACGCCATCCATCCACGGGGCGGAGCCGGAGATGTTGTCTGCCCTGACGTCGTGGTTCCCGAGCGTGAGCACCTTCCTGCCGCTCCAGCCGCGCATCGCGTGCTCGAGGGTCGCGAGCGCCTGTTGGCCGGCAAGGATGTCGTCCATCACAAGCTCTTCCGCTCGGTCCTTCAGGGTCCTGTGCTGGCACAGGGAGTCCATCGAGTACCAGTCGCCGACCTGGATGACGGTGTCGGGCTGGAGCTTCGCGATCATCCTGCCCAGCCACTCGAACCGCTCCATCGACTGGCCTGGCGCAGCATGGCAGTCACCGACGACGAGGTGGGTGGCGCCGGATGACGGCCGCTTCGCGGCCTTCGTCGGGCTGCGCTTCACGTTCGGCAGCACCGAACCGTAGTTGCTGACCCACGACTTGAGCCTCTCAGCGCGCTTCGCGCCGATGATCTCCGAAAGCTCATCGCGCGATGACACCGTGGCCACCGCTCCCCACTCGATGACGTCGTCCCTCAGCTGGACGATGGAGGCCTCGGTCATCTTTCGGAGCAGGTTGTTCATTCGATGGCCCCCTCGAGCACGGCGATGGCGAACGTCCTGTCTTTGGTGATTGCCGACCAGTCGGTCTGGCAGATGGCGGGGCCGTCCTCACGGGAGTCCAGGATGTCGCCGTCACCCTTTCGGTTGTCGGCAGAGTCGAGTCGGATGCCGCCGCTCCCGTCCGGAGACTCGTACCACAGGAAGGTGTGCCCGACCGAGCCATCTGCCAGTGGAGTGCCTCGCCAGACCTGCGCAATGTGCGCCCTGCCCGGCAGCGGTGCGGTGACCTTGGTCGCGATGCCTGCCTGAACCGCGGCAGTGACCGGGCCCCACGGGTCACCAGCCTCTGGCCACAGGAACCACAGCTTGACCGGAGACTTCGCGACCACCTGCTCACCGTACCGTCGCGACAGCACTGCGCGGACGAAGATGCAGCAGAGTTCGTCGTTCGGGTTGTCCAGCCTCAGGTTGGCGGAGACCCAGAGGAACGCGTTCAACAGCTTTCTCATCTGTCACCTGCTCCTGGGCTTCTTCTCGTCTTCGTCCGCGAGCCGCTGGAGGAGTTCTCGGTCCTTGTCGGACAACTGAAGCGTGACCGGGATGCCGCCCCTCCCGACCATCCAGCCGGTGAGCGCGAGGACCCCAGGAAGGCCGCCAACACGAAGGCCCTCCAGAACGAGGGACTCGGTCGAGGTTGGCGCCGGAAGGGCAGGAACGGATCCGTCCTGAGCCAGCGCGGCGCACCCGGTCAGGAGGCCCATCATTGCGTAGGAGATGCAGCGCCAGTGAGTCATCGTGTACTCCATCACTGCACTTCGTACATCATTTCGTTGCACTGGAGCAGTCGGTACTCGCGACCACTGCCGGAGCCACTGGCCACGGCAGAGGCGAACGACTCCAGCGCCTGCTCGTAGGCGGTGCCGATGGTGACTTCGGCGGTAACCTCATGCTCGCTTTCGGTCTGCCAGTGCGACTGCTGGGTCGTCTTCGACTGGACCATGAACTGAACACCGGACGAGAGTTGCGGCATGCCGGCCTCCATTTCCATGCGTATCACATGGAGACGACCGCGTGCCACAGGGCCGCGAGCTTGTCCCGCATCCCCCACAGCCCGAGGAGGACGGGGCCAATAGTGGCGAGGGTGACGCCGCACCGGATCGCCACGCGCCGCACCGTCCAGGGTGCCCTGGCGACGTCGCCGGACACCACCCACCCGCGGCGGGTGTCCGGCGTCGCCTCGAAGACCTGCACCCCGGGACCCGGCGTCGGCGGAGTCGGGCTCCGCACGATCGTGATCACGGCGTTGTCCTTCACTATCGCCCACCGCTTCATGGTCCCCCCTCCCCAGCGTACGCCTCGAGCGCCAAGATGATGTCGGCCACGGTGGCCGCCTGCTGGATGGCCCACGTAGCCACCATGGCTCGGCGGCGCAGCCGGTCGCCAGCGGCGAACAGGGTAAGGTACAGCGCGCGCGCCTCGGTCGCGTCGTCGAGGTCGACCACCGTCCCGTCGGCTGCGACGAACGGGATCGGCCAGTCGACCGGCGCGCCGAGCTTGGCCGCGGTCTCGAGCGTGTGGAGCAGCGACGACCACGACCGCTGCGCCTCGTCGCCGACGGCGTAGCGGATCCCGTCGGGGAGGACGACGGTCGTCCTCGACTCGGCGATGGCCGCGACCTCGGCGAGCGCCCACTCCCGTGCGGCCTCGACGCTGCGGAGGTGCCACCGCACGAACCCGCCGTCAACCAGTGCGTCGCCCGGCTGGGCCTCGTCGGACCGCATGGCCGTGGTTCCGGCGGGCGACACCCACTTGGACACGCCGTCCCACTCGATCACGGTGTCGACCTTGCCCTCTGCGTTGACCAGCGCGTACCTCATGGCGTCACCGTCCGAACGAGCGTGAAGATCCAGCACGCGCCGCTTCCGCCCACACCACCGCTACCCGCGTCGCAGCCGTGCGAGCCACCGCCACCGCCACCGCCAGCACCCGTGGCCCCGGCTCCACCGTTGCCAGCCGTACCCGTGCCGGCCGCGCCAGCATTGCCGCCGCCGCCGCCGCCACTGCCGGGCTCGTACGTCTGCGTCTGCAACCCTGCGCCGCCGACTCCACCGGGCGCAGCAACCGCACCGGTGCCAGCCGTACCGCCAGCCGCACCGTTCGGAGCCGCTCCGCCAGCCCCTCCGTTGTGCGCGGTCGTGCCCGTCGCGAGGCCGCCGCCACCGCCGCCCGAACCGCCGCCAGTAGCGGAGCTACCTTGGAAACCAGCCAGACCGGCACCGTTTGATACGGTGGCCCTGCTCGGGGTGCCGAGCGCGGAAGAACACAGACGCGCGGCCGTGGCGGGGGCGTTCGTTGACGCGCCCGCCCCAGGTTGCGCAGAGTTCGTGCCGGACGTTCCACCATCGCCGCCGGTCGCTCGACGTCCAGCGAACAGGGTGTCGCCACCTTTTCCGCCAATGGTCCCGTTGCCGGTGCTGCCCGTCCGTCCGGCGCCACTTGTTCCGCCGGCACCGACGGTCCATCCGAGCGTCGTCAAGTTCGCGGGCAGGTCGAACCACGACACGATTTCGCCAGCCTGTCCGCCGCTGCCACCGCATCCTGCCGCCGCCGCGTCTTCCCTTCGGCCACCACCACCGCCGCCGCCAGCACCCCACATCCGGATGTGGCAGGCCACCGCACCGGCCGGCGCCGTGTAGGTCCCGCTGGTCGTCCCGCCCTGGATGTCGATCGACAACCCTACGTCGGCCAGGGCGCCCAGCGTCGTCCGCGCCGCTGCGCCGTCCACGTCGTCGAGGAGCGTGCGGGCGAACGCGGTAAGCGTGGTCTCAGCCATCGCCCCGCCCGTGGTGCCGTAGATCATCTTGTCGACGGCCGAGAAGGTGTGGTCTGACGACAGGAAGTCCATGTTGGACGTGAGAGCGGCGTGGTCGGTGACCCCACCGCCGCCACCGCCGCCGCCACCGGCCAACTGGTCGAAGGCTGGTGAGATCGTCATGGGTTGAGTACCGCGCGCACCCCGTAGTAGTCGAGGTGGACCGGGAGGTCGGTGGTTCCGGCACTCTTGAAGGCGCACGCGATGACGGAGGTCTGCTCCGAAGATGCGCTCGGGATGTTCGTGGTGTGCGTCGCCTCGAGCGCGCCACCGATGTAGAACCCGACGCTCGACGCCGCAGCATTCACGCGGATGTCGAGGTCGGCCCAGGTCGAGGTGGACACAGCTACGCCGGTGTCAGTGAACGTGCGCCCGCCGGCCTTGCAGGTGACCGCGATCCAGTTGGCGCCGCCGGGCGAGCCAGTGTGGGATCCGAGGCGGTCGTAGAGGAAGAACGCGCCGTCGGCCTGGGTCAGTCCAGTGATAAGCTCCGCGAACCCGATAACGAGCGCGTACTCCTGCGCGACCGTGGACAGCACCGTTGGGCGAACACCCCAGCGCGTCCTCCACGTCCCGCCACCGAAGCGGATGCCGTCGCGGAAGGTATGAACGCCACCACGACCGGCGGTGGTCGTGCCCATGAGGAGGCCAATGACGCCAGGTCGCCGCTGTTCGTTGCTCGCGACCGCACCGATGCCGGCACCCGCTCCGCTCGCCGACACGAGCAGCTCCCCGTACAGCGAGGTGATGTTGCTGATCGTCGGAGGGGTCAGGAAGTGGTCGAACTGCTCGAGCACCTGTCCGGAGGTGGCGAGCGCACCCTCGTCACCAGCACTGGCGGCGGCAGTTCCGCCGAGCGTGAAGACGGGGGAGATGCTCACAGGCCACCTTCGAGGATGATGTGGGTGTAGATGACGTTGTCCGAGCCAGCGTCGACACGGCTCATGCCTGAGATGTGTCGGGCCTTGCGGTCTGGCGGGAACGCCACGGTGGAGATGCCAGCCTCATGGATGAACGCGGCGGCGGCATCCGTGTGGTACAGCAGGTCCATCGTGTCGTCCGTGAACGAACCGGGAGTCGATGGACAGCCGATCATCCCGTGAACGGTGGTGCCGGTGCCGGAGACCAGTTCCTGCTTGAAGTTGCGGACAGTGAACGTCGGCGGGAGAGGGATCTTCTGGCCGTCGAGCGCGTCCAGGTGCGAGTTGTTCGCGCAGACGATCGTGACGCCGGTCGTGCCCGGATCGGTGGACCACGCGTTCCCGGCACCGGCATCGGTCTCGACCACGAAGATCGAGATCCGCCTCCGGCCAGGAGCGGGATTCTCAGCGATCCAGGTGACCGTTGCTGCGTACGCCATCGATCACCTCAGATGTCGTCGCCAGTGACGAGGATGCCGACGTTGACCCGGCCGGTGGCGGCCGAGTTGAAGGTGACGGTCAGCGATCCGGAGCCGTTCCACGCCGCGCTCTGGATGTAGTTGGGAGCGGTGCCTTCGGCCCCAAGGACGAACGGACGCCCGTCGTAGTTCCCGCCGAGGTCGGAGGTGGAGAAGACGACGGTCGGGGCGGCGGCGATCGCCTTGCTCTTGCCGATGACCGGAGTGGTGCCGTTGAGGACGACCGGGGAGTTCGGGGTTCCGCAGAACACGATCATGCCGGCTGTGGCGCTCACCTCGAGCACCCACCCGATGAGCCGGACGGCCCCGGAGGTCGGCTTCGTCGCGGTCCAGCCGCCGTTGGTGGAGAGGTAGACGGCGTCACCGACCGAGAGAGCGCTCGTGTTCTGGTTCTCGATCACGCCATTCATCAGGCCCTTGCAGTGCCCAGCCCGGAAGCCAGGCGTGGAGCCGTCGGCGGGGCGCTCGCTCGTGAGCATGTACAGGGGGCCGATCGCGGTAGCCACAGCAGCGTTCGAGGCGAGCACGCACTCCAGGGTCTGGCCCCTGGCGCCACTGATCACGACGATCGTGCCGGGTCCAGGGGTGCCGGCGCCGGTGTAGAAGAGCTTCCTGGCTTCCTTGTTCGCGTTCATGAGGCCAGGATTGATGGTCCGGCCGGTGCCGATGTCTGGATGACCCATGGGTGTCTCCTATTGTGGTGAGGGTATCAGTGTTACCGCTGTCTGTCCAACGGATCCATGTCTTTCACTTCTGTCCGGATCTGACCGGCCTTGAACTTCTGTTCGCGAGAGATGTCTTCGCCAGGGGCGTACACATTCCTGCGGAACACACCGAGGTACCTCGCGATGCTTTCGGTTGCGCCCTCGACGAACGACTCCTGGTACCCAGGGTTCTGAGTCGCAGCGACGGCGCCGACGATGTCGCGGTACTGCGGAATCAGCTCATCGGCGAGCACCGAGAGCGTGTTGGCGATGAACCCATCGAGCACTGGCACGCCCTCGTCGTTCTCGTACAGGAACCCGCCGAGACCAAGAGCCCTGGCCGCCAGGATGGTGTCCTGGTTCACCCGAAGCTCGTCGTACACCCTGTGATCCTTCCCGGACCAATGGTCGAGCCCAGCCTTCACAGTACCACGCACCGCCGGGATGAACATGTCGGCGGTTCGCTCGACCGTTCTGCGGTACGTCTCTGTGAGAGACGCATGCGTGACGGACGGCTTCCCGCCGGCGAACTCGTGGGCCCACAGGCTGGTCACCGCGGCGAGGTTCGAAGCCTCGTGCAGCAAGTAGAGCCCCTCGAAGAACTGCACACTGGCGGACGACCACGCCTCGTGAGTCACCTTTCGACCGGTCTTCCCGAGGTACCACTGAGACTCGGTACCTGACATTGTGTCCTTCGTCATGACGCCGACGGAACCGGCCCAGGTCGGGTACTCCTGTCCGGCGAACTCCATGTACGCCTCGTGGTCGGAGACCTCGCGGTCGGGGTCTTCGTGCTCTGCGGCAGTCACCGCGGCGATGGCGACCTGGTTCGCGGAGATGGTCCGGCCGAGCTTCGTCTGACCGATGGCGGCCCGCTTCAGGTACTTGCCGGTCGGCTCGAGGAACGGCTCCGTGATGAGGGAGATGGTGTGCTTGAGCGAGGCACGGCGGTAGTTGTGGAAGAGGAACAGCCGGAAGATGCCCTCGTTCTCCCACGGGAGCGTACCCAACTGCCAGTCGAACAGCTGCTCGTGCGTGATCTTCTTGGCGGCGACGCGGCTCATCGGCGTGCCAGTGATCCTTCCGGTCCTGTACTCGAAGTACATGCGCAGTCGCGTCCGCTTCTGCAGTTCTTCCAGGGTGTCGGCCATCCCGGTGACGAGTCGGTTCGGCTCGTACAGTGCATCGAAGAGCTTCTGGTAACTCCTGCGGCTCTTCATCCCATCGAACGTGCGCTGGGCGAGATCCTGCAGCGCGTCGGTGCCCATGCCGGACCACATCCGATCCTCGAAGGCTTCACGCAGGAAGTCGGGCGCGGAGACGATGCCGTCGCCGGTCGAGATCTTGTAGGTCGCGTCGGCCTTCATGATCCTGTCGAGGTCGACGGACGTAGCCGTGCCGAGGATAGACTTCGGTCCGAGGGTGGACTCGATGAACTTCGAGAACGTCGGACCGACAAGCGGTACAGCGTGAGCGGCGGACTTGGTCATGATGCGGACCGCGTTGCCGACGCCAGCATGGGTTGCGGCCTGAGAGGCGTCGCCGATGGGCTGGACGAAGAACTGCCGCAGCTTCGGGAGCCAGGTCCCGTAGACCATGTTCAGCTTCCTGGCGGCGATCACCTTCCGCACGAGCGTCATCGCCGGAGAGCCATCCATGTCCCACCGGGTGGTCTGCTTGGCGATCCGGTCCGGGATGTCCTGAAGCGCCTGGTAGACGTGCTGCGGAATGAACACGTCGTCTCCGATCTTGAGCGACCCGACCTTGAGGATCCTCATCTGCCCCGTGATCGAGCTGTCCATGAGCCGCCACGCGGTGACCATCTGCTCGGTCATGCCGGTGCCGTAGTCAGCGATCTTGCCCTCGAGCTTGTCGAGCGTCGAGAGGGTGTCGCGCGCCATCACCTCGAACGCGTCCTTCGCGAGACCCTTGTGCGGAATCGACGCCATCATGTTGAAGATCTTCGCGTCGGCAGCGGTGAGCCGGGGGCCGCCAGCCTTCACAAGGTCGAGGAGCCCGTCCCGCATGGCAGAGCCAGAGAGCACGCCGCGAACGATGAAGTCCCACGCGCGCATGTGGGCTTCCAGGTTCCCGGTGTCCTTGAGCCATGGCGCAGAAAGCTCGCCCCTCCGGAGTCGCTCGACGAACTCGGCTCCGGTGCTGGAGTCGTCGATCATCTGGTTGAGCGCAGCGCGAGTCGCTGCTTCCGTCGAGGCCGCAGCCTCCGTTCCGGCGCCACCCGGCATCCAGGCACGAAGCAGCGAGGTGTACACGACGTCGGTTCCGGAGACCTCTCCGGAGCGGATCAGCTTCAGGTACTCCAGCGCCCGGTCGGCGTGAGACACGCCAGCATTCATGACCGTGCGGTCGCCGTACTTCCCGAACTCGATCGGGGTGGAGAAGGTGATATACTCCAGGTCGCCAGCGACGAACTGCTCCTCGAGCTTCCGGAGATCGCGAAGGATCTCCTGCCTGCGCTGAGGCGTGACTGGCGTCTGAAGCTCTTCCATCAGCGTCTTGCCGGCGCGAGACAACTCTGCCCGCTTCGCGGTGGACGCCTTCGCGACCTCGTTGCGCTCGAACTCGTTCACCCGGAACCGGCCGAAGTTCCTCTCGGCGACATCCTTCAGGTCGCCGCTCATGGGGCCGAATCCGCGAGCGGACACGGCGTCGAAGAACTTGTACAGCTTGGTACCGGTCCGCATCTTGGCGGTGGCGATCAGGCGGGTGATGTTGGCCTGGAACCCGAGCGCGGACGTGAAGCCGTACTTGAAGGTGCCGAAGCCGAACATGGTGTCGGAGCTTCGGTTGGCGACGGTGTCGAGCATGACCTTGGCCCTGGCGACCTCGCCCGGCGCCGACCCAGACTCGTTCCACTTCTCGTACTTCCGGAACGCTTCTGCGGTCTTCTGGTACTCCTCACGCAGGATCTGGCGATACCGTCCGAGCGCAGCGATGTCCTTCTTCGTGCCACGAAGCTGACCACTGAGCTTGGCCAGTGCGTCGATCGACTTGCGCTGAGCAGCGAAAGCGGCCCGGACGCGGTTCGACTTGAGGTACTTCATCGGGCTGTTCAGCACGTCATCGTACTGCGCCTTCGCCCTGTTCAACGCGTCGAGCGCCTTCGCACGGACATCGGCGGCGCGCTTGACACCAGTCTTCGACTTGGCGACCGCACGCTGAAGCTCGGCCGGAACGCGACCCTTGATGTCGCGAGAGCGGAGGACGGCGTCCTTGTAGGCCGCGTCAGCAGCGTCGAACTTGGCCCTGGCGCGCTCGAGGTCCCGCTGCTTCTTCGAGATGGCGTTCGCCAGGATGTTGTCCCGCTTGTGGGACGCGGCACTGGCGGTTCGCTCCGCGCGAACGATCCCGGGGTCGAGGCGGTTGAGTCGGACCAACAGGTCGTCAGCCATCGCGGATGACGCGGCAGCGGCGCCCCTGGCGATCTTCCATCGCTCGACAGCGCCGAGGACCTCGCCGTCGGCGACGTCGACGAACGCGTCCCGGTCGAGGGCACGCAGCTGCTTGCTCAACTGCTTCAGGTCCTCGACGTCCTTGGGCGACTTCTTCTTGATCGCCTTGATGTCGTCGATGGCCTCGACGAGCGCAGCGCGGCGCAGCTTGTGGGTCTTGGACCGCTCGATGACCTCCTCGAGCTTGTCGGCGGTGAAGGACTGGTAGCCGACGGAGTCGCGCAACTCCTTCAGCTTCTCGGCGGCCAGCTTCGCGGTGGCGCGCGCGTCAGCCTTGAGCGCCATCACCAACTCACGGGTGGCCTCGAACTCGCGACGGCGCGGAGCGGCGGCAGCGGCGACCTCCTGCGCCTGCTCCGCGGCAGACAACTCCTTCCTGACGGAGCGACCAGCGGCCCTTGCCGCATCGCTGGTGGCCTCGCCCACGGCGGCGGCCCTTGGCTCGACCATCTTCTGGGCCCTGGACAGTGCGTCATTCGCAGCCACGTCTGCCGCCCTGCCTTCGAGCGCGATGTTCTGGCGAACTGCGCCAGGGACGAGATCATCGGCAAGCTGGAACGTGCTCTCCGCCTGCTTGACGGCAGCCCCAGCCTTCTGCACGTTCTGACGGATCTCGTCGTCGACCACGTCCATGGCGCCGCGGAGCCGCGTGGTGTTGTCGGAGGCCTCGACGCCGAGCCTCCTGGCCTTGGCCTCGGCAGCCTTGAGGAGCCCGGCGTACTCCTCGGCGCGGAGCAGCGCGTTCGCGGACTCGGAGCCAAGCTCCGACCCGAGCCTGAGCTTCGCCGCATTCTCGACGTACTCGACCATGATGGCTTCTTGGTTCGCCACGTTGGAACCTGAGCCGGCGACGAGCTTCTGCTTCTCGGCGAGATACTTCTCCAGGTCGCCGCCGACGACAGTGGCGCCATCAGCAAGCTCCTCGGTCTCATCGGCGAGCGCAGCGGCGAGCTTGTCCGAGATCTGGGCGTTCTGTCCGGCGAGGATGCGCCGAGCCGTCTTCCCGATCTTGAAGGCCTCGCTGACTCCGCCGGTGGCGAGAGACGGGATGTCTGGGTCGAGGATCGAGGCAATGGCCACCGCACCGAACCCGATGGCACCCTTCACCGGATCCGGGACGGCGTCCGGGGTCAGCATCTCGCCGGTCTCGTACGGGTACGAGGTGATGTCGTACCCCTGCGACAGGGCTTCGAGGTGGGCGTCGTCGCCCCACTCCTTCACGTTCGGCGCGTACAGGTAGGTCGCGATCGGCGAAGTGAGCGGGCTCCTCGTGGCGGAGAAGTACCAGGACTCACGCGTCGCTGGGCCGATGCGCTTTCCATCGATGTCGACGAGGTCGCTCTGGCTGAAGCCGGGCGTCGCCGAGGCGAGGAACGGGGTGAGTGCCTGCGACAGGTACGACTCGCTGTACGGCCTTCCGGTGGCAAGCTCGTACGCGCCAGCGATGGGCACCGGAATCGGGCCGAGCCCCTTTCCGGAGCGGAGCTTCTCGACCTGCTTGTCGTACGGGTCGAGCGGGATGAACGCGTTCTCACGGCTCGGGTCGGTACCGACGATGCTGAACAACTCTCGCCTGGCCTCGTCCGTCGACTCCTGCTCGAGCTTCGACCGCTGCTCGGCAGGCATCCCGACGCCCGGATTCGCGTCCGCCCACTCCTTGAGCTTCCTGCGCTGGATGGCGGCGGAGTAGTCACCGATGGACTTCGCGAGGCTGAACTGCTGGCCCTCGGCGGTGGATCCGGGCGACCCGGTGACGCCAGACAGAGGCATGGTTCCGCCGTCGTACAGGAACGCGGAAGACTTCATCACGTTCGCTGCAGCACGGTCCCGCACCGCAGACTCGTCCGGAAACTTCTGACCGGCCTCCTTCGCGGCGGCGACCAGCGACGCCTTCTGATCCTCGATGGCCGTGCTCAACTCCTTCGCGGCACGCTCCTTCGCGATCGTCTCGGTGTCCCTGGTCTCCGGGAACATGGTCCTGTAGGCCCAGTTGACTACGAGCGGCATGTTCGGGTTCGAGCCGCGGAGCGCAGACTCCTGAGCCTCGACGGTCTCGAGCCTGCTGTCGAGTGACGCGATGTCGCTGGCCACATCCGTTTCGGGCTCGATCTTCTCTGGCTGCTGCACCTGATCGGGTGGCAGCGTGTTGGGTGCAACTGCTGGCGCCGCCGGAGCGGCAGCCACTGGCTCGGGAGGCTGCTGGGCCTTGGCCTCCTCCTGCGCGGCCTTCACCGCCATCGCGAGACGGCGCTGTCGGATTGCGGTCTGGAGGGTCGGGAAGTCGACACCACGTACATTGGTGTACGTGGCCTGCTCCTGGTTGAGTTGGTACAGTTCGCGGAGCTTGTCAGCCTTCTCCTTCGGAAGGGCATCGAGCGCGATCTTCAACTCGGCTTCACTGAGGGACGCCATCCACTTCCTCCGGCTCCAACTCGGTAACCCCTTCCTCATCCTGACGCTTCTTCGCCCTGTCGCGGATCCTGGCCGCAAGCTCGGAGCCCAGGCTGTTGAGCTTGGTGAACGGATGCGTGATGGCGTGACTCACCTGGTACGCAGCAGGTCCAATCCCGACAGCCGTAGCAGGGGGCTTGGCGGGGGTGTCCGATGGCGGCGGAGCAGGAGGCGCTTCAGGGATGCCACTGATGCCGCCGACCGCCTTCATGGCGCCAGCCCTCTCTGCAGCACTGATCTGCTCTTCGGCCTTCGCGACGACCTCATCACGGCCCCGTGTGGTCGCGTCTCCCATGCCGGAGGTTCCCGTGTCAGCCGGAGTGGCGGACGGTGGCTCGCCGGGCTCGACTGGAGTCAGGCCCTGAGCCTGTCGCTGGGCGGCGATGACCTTCTTGGTGTGCAGCTTGTTGGCGTAGATCTGGTCGTTCGACCGCTTCCGGAACTCGCGGAACGCGGCATCGGCGTCGGTGTAGCCGTTCCGCTGCATCCACCGAAGGAACTCGGGATCCTTCTTGATGCGGTCCTTCGCCTCACGCATGTTCGGCGGAAGCGCCTCGTCAGGCTGATCCAGCTGAGTAAGTAGCTGGTCGAACTTCTCCTTCACCGCCGGATCCTCGGACTCAGGGTCGAGCCCGTTGGCGACGCCGATGATCTTCCCGATCTTCTGGTCGAGGTCCTCTGCGGGAACCCCCTTCTGAGCGGCATCGTAGAGCTTCATGAACTCCTGCGCCATCTCCACCACCTTCTTGGCGCCAGGGGTCCCGCCACTGATGCTCTGGAGGATTTCCACGGTTCCACCATCGCCTTCGGCGGCCTCGATGGCGTTAAGCGTTTCCTGCTGGATGACCTTCTGGTCTGCTTCCGTCTGGTTCCACAGGGTCAGAATGTCACTCGCGCCGGAAACGTTCTTCGAGACAGCATCCTCGAGCCCCCTCTTCCACGCGATTGGGTCGGCGGCGGAGAGCGCAACCAGGACGCCAGCCTTCTGCTTTGTGGACCGGGCTTGGCCAAGAACGGCCAGTGCCCGCTGGTAGTACTCGGAGGAGTTTGCATTCAGCTTGAGGACCTCCTCCCACCCGAGTTCTGCGACGGAAGCGGCGCCACCGCCAGCGCCACCGCCAGTGCCACCATCTCCGGAGATTGCGTTGATGGTCGCGGAGAGGATCTGCTTCTTGTGCTCGGCGACGGCGTTCCGGAGGTTGGCCGCGTCAGCCTGGCTCGTCTGTCCCTGAGCCTTGGCGAGTTCGACAGCTCGCTCCAGGGCCTTCTCCCACGCGCTTCCGCCAGGGGCGAGCTTGCCGGCGAGTTCGGTGGCGGCATCGAGCTTTCCGGCGTCGCGGGCTGCCTTCCGATCGAGATCCTTCTCCCGCATCTCGGCGAGGTCGTTGAGGATGGACTGCTTCGCGGTGACGATGTCGATCTGGTTCGGGCCCTGGGCGCGCTTCGGGTTCATCACCGCCTGAGCCGCCGCCCACGGGGATGCGCCAGCGCGGGCCGCCTGCATCGCAATCGGCAGCGCAGCAGCGGCACTCTTGTAGGTGTCGCCCTTGATGCGGCGGTATTCCTTGAACTTGTCCAGCATCCTGGAGGAAAGATCGGTCGGCTCGGCCAAGACGCACCTCTACAAGCGAAAGCCTATCACTCAGATGCCCATGGCGACAGAGCCAACGGCGGCGGCGGAGTCGAGTCCGAACTGCGTCCAGAACCGGACGTCTTCACGCGACCGCTGGCGGGCCGCATCGAGGTCCGACCAGATCTGCTGCTTGCGCTGCTCGATCATCCGCTGGTTGAGCTTCGAAATGTCGGCGGACGCCTGCGCCGCAGCCTCCCCGCCCTCGCTCGCGGCAGTCTTCGCGGCCTGCTGCAGCTGCTGCTGCGCGATGGGCCCGCCAGCCAGCGCCTGCTGACCGAGCGATTGCACCTGCGCCTGCCGCTGCGCGGCGTCAGCCTGCTGGGCCTCACCGAGCATCTGCCTGCGCTGGGCCTCGGTCATTCCGAACTTCGACGGATCGGACTGAAGCGTGTTGATGTCCTGCTTCAGCATGTCCTTGTAGGTCTTGACGGGGCGAAGGTTATCCTTCCTGCCATCGGCCGCCTGATAGATCAGGCCTGGGGTATTCAGGTTTCGCGCGGACCAGACAAGAGCGTCAGTTGCCTTCGACATCTATCACCTCACACGACGCCAGAAGTGTTGGTCGTCATCGTACCACCCGATGCGTCGATGTCGGTCGTCTTCGGGTCACCCGTGGGCGTCTTCTTGAGCTTCGACTTCAGCTGGCCGGAGGCCTCCTCGAGCCCAGAGAAGTCCATCCTGGCGGCGGCAGCGCCGGGCTGGCCAGCGAGGGACTGATCGGTGAGGGACTTCACCAGGGCTCCGGACTCGAACTCCGGCGGGACGAAGCCGTACCTCTGCTGGAAGATTGCATTGATGTCCATGTCATCCGCCTGGGTACTTGAGTGCTACGACTTGGATATTCGATGCCCACGTCCTGGTCAACCTGATCCTGTTGTCGCCGATGATCTGCAGGCCGACGGAGTTGAATCCGGCGGTGATTGGAACCACGGCGTGACCGCTCCAGACCCTAGCGCGCTCGTAGAACTTGGCGTCGCCAGCGTCGACGCACATCCCGGAGTGCCTGAGTTGAGAGTCGACGTAGGCACCGTTGGCGACCAACGCGATGCTGGTCAGGTACCCGTCGTCATCGGCCGCCCTCGAGCCGTTGTCGGACGCCCAGAACACGCTCCACATCACGATGGCGTACCCAGGCCACTTCGAGTGGAACTCCCTGCAGGCGCCGGGGATGGGGCGGGACAGCCCGGAGTTGATGATGTTGTCTCCGTACGACGCATCGTCGTAGTCTCCGGTCTGATTCGTGCCGAAGATTCTCCACGACCAGTCCATGTTGGCGGTGCGGGACGCGGAGAACATGTCAACGGACGAGCCGCGCTGCGTGTGCTCCTTCCCGACGATCCATCCGGCATCGATGTTCTCGTAGTCCAGGAGCCCGTTGACGATGCTCAGCGAGTCCTCTGGAGCGGCCTCATCGTGCAGCAGCCCGCGAACCACGACAGCGTCCCGGTTGTCTCCATCGACTGGGATGATGGGTAGGTTGAGGACTGGCATCAGGGGGCCTCACACCGAAGCGGGATGGCGGACAGATTCCATCTCCCGAGCGTAACCCAGGAGGTGCCAGTGCCGCCCCTCAGCGACACACAGGCACGAACCCCACGCAGCCCAGAGCCGACGCTCACCGGCTCGGCCTGGTACACGTCGTACGAGATGAGCGTAGCGATGGGGACGTCAAGTAGGACGAGTTCGGTCGTGCTGGACAGGTCGACCTTGTGGTTCTCGAGCCGGACCGCTCGCTCAGTGTGGGCCAGCGTGCGCCAGGAGGTGCCGATTCTGGCCTGGATGCAGAACGCAATCTCCAGGTCGGAGTCGTCGGATGCGTCGATGATCTCGCAGTTGAACAGGACCAGCACGCCCTGGATGGCCCCATCCGCCTCGAGCGGGACACCGTCGCCGGTGGTGAAGGCGATCTTGGCGAGTCCGGACGAGTACCCCTCGACGCTGGTCGCCGACGCGTGGCCGATGACAACCCACGCGGGCTGGGTCGCGATGCCTGTCTCGTTGACGCTGTCGTTATCCCACCCGGGGTAGGTCATGCTGGCGCCGGTGAACACGGCGCGGCTGTACTTGTGGTCCCCAGTGTCTGCAGAGATGAAGAGAGACGACGCACCGTACAGGCCGCCAACCACGGTGGCAGCGTGGTCTTCGTTGAACGCTGCGCGCTGCGTCGACTGTTCGTCCAGGTTGTTGATGGCAGTCTCACCATCAGCGAACCTGTCGAACAGTGAGTCGTCAGCGAGCTTTCCGTCGGTGAAGTAAACGTTGTTCCAGGCCATGTTCACGCCCAAGCATCGATGACGATGCCTTCGCAGTTGCAGATGAACTGGTACGCAGTGTCATCGGTGAAGAGGTTTCGTGCAAGCAGCCTCACCACGCGGCGACCAGGCGGAAGCTGAACGATGGCTTGCACCCTGATCGGCATCGCGCGCGACTTGAAGCTCGGGCTCGAGCCGTAGGTACCGGTGACGCCACCGCCGCCGTACACGACGTTCACACCCTTGTCGATGTCGTCGTTCTGGTGATCGCCGGTGCCGAGCAGCGCGTTGAGCATCGGGGTTCCGTCGACCTCGATGCAGAAGTTGAGACCGGACTGGTCCTGGGCGTACGTACCGGTGCCGAGTTGGAAGGAGTAGATGACGAGCGCCTTTCCGCCAGAAGACTGGAACGCGATGCTCGTCCCAGGCACTGCCGACCAACGGGTGGCCTGCGGAATGGCGACGCCAGTGGAGCCTGGAGAGGTCCACTCTCGCTCGTTGATGTCCTGGTGACATGTGATCGCGAAGCTTGGCGCGGCGAGGTCATTGACGACGATGTCCTCGAACGCGCCATCGGTCCAGTTGTGCTCGTTCAGCTTCACGAGTTCGTTGCTGAACACGCCAAGCACGTCGTTGATCTCGTCGACGTCGAGCAGGTACGTGTTCGCGATCCTCTTCGGAACGATGACCCAGGACATGCCTCACCTCACGTTCGCTGCGCCGTTGGTGGGCCGGTTCTGCTCCTCGAAGCTGAGCCCGAGCACCTCATACCTCCTGTCGCAGGTGATCTCCAGTTGGAACACGTCGCACGACGGGAGGTCGAGGTCGAACTTGGCGAGATAGACGCGACGGACGCGCCACGGCTTCCCGTCGCCCCACGTCGACGTCCCGTCCTGGCTGTACACTCCGGTCGCGTGCTGCTGCCTGGCGACTGGGGCCACGTCTGGGTACGTGTTCACGTAGGTCGTCGAGATGACGTCGGACCTGTAGTTCGTCCTGGCGGAGACGGAGATCCTCTGCCCGGCGTTGTTCGGCACGCCGGTCTCCCTCAGTAGCAGGTACCCGCGGCGGATGGAGGCCTTCTCGCCGAGCCGCTGGCTCCTGACCCATCCAGTGCGGATGGTCATCGTTGACTGCTCACCGTCCTTGTCGAGCACCCATACGCCGTCCCGGCCGTCGCTGGCGCGCTCGCCGCAGGTGAGGACGTACTTCCGGTGGTCCTTGGTGACGCAGGCCCCGGTGGCCCTCAGGTCGGTCCTGTGGTGCCAGTCGACCCCGTCGTAGGTCCAGCAGCGGTTGTTCTCCTGCGAGCCCCTGCAGGCGACCCAGCACCTGTACTCGCCAGAGGCCGGGTCGAAGACCGCGACCGCCTTCCTGGCGAAGGCGGAGTTGATCTCGAGCGCGTCCCTCCGGTGGTCTTCCCACAGGAAGTTCGGCTCGCCAGACCCGGACCATCCGTAGAACCCATCCCTGCCGAGCCAGACCGTGACACCGTTCCGCATCGTGACGATGCTGCTCGGCGCGACGCACCCGACCGTCTTCGAGATGTCGCGTGGCAACCCGTTGGGATCGCTGAGCAGGAAGGTACCGGTCTCGGTGAAGACCAGCAGGCCTGCGCTGGTCGAGTGCAGGCCGGTGACCTCGCCGCCAGACGGGTCGGGGTAGTACAGCGGGCCGTCGGTCTGGAAGGTGCCGTATCGCCCGACCTCCGACGCCCTGATGGCGCCTCGAGCCCCATCCCAGTTCGCGATCCACGCCCTGCCGAAGGCGATGGCGATGAGCCGGAAGACCGGAACGGGGTCGTACTCGACCACCTCGTTCAGCAGCCACGCGTCGGGGATGTTGTCCGGGATCAGGTCGGAGGTGTTGTCCGGGAGGGACGCGAACGCGGTGGCGTTCACGGAGGAGTCGATCGGCAGGATGAAGTGCCGCGCAGTCCCGCTGTTGACCAGGTCCTTGGTCCTGGCGACGTTCCGCGCGATGGTTCCGGTCGGGCCGGGCTGGATCCCATCAATGGCGAACTGCTTCTGCACGCAGTCGGGAGAGGTCCACTTGAGGACGTAGGCCGGCGGACCTGGGCTGTTGTCGACCAGCTTCATCGACGGCTGGCGCTGGACCTTCACCTCGTTGCTCGGCGGAGACCACGGGCTCAGATTTCCGAAGACGTCGACCCACTGCGAGCGCCACGTCCAGCGGCCTGGCTCGAGGTAGCCCATGATCTGGGACTCGCTGTCCTCGTCGCCAGCGGTTGCGAGCGCGTTGGCGTTGCCGGGGGTGGAGACGGTACCGATCCGGCCGTATCGGAACGCTGGGAACATCTCGCTCGGGGCATGCCCCTCGAGCCCGTCGAGCACGTACCCGGCGTCGTTGACACCCATCCACGGGATGGTCGAGATCTGCTGAGCCCAGCGGTCCTCGGTCGACTCCGGCCCGAGAGAGATGGGCGGAGCGGGACCGCGGTCGTAGCCGAGTTGGAGACACTTCGAGCCGTCGAAGAAGTACGCCCTGGCTTCCTGCGGGACGATGATGACGCCGGTCGGGGTCGAGACGAACTGCGTCGGGAACTCAGTGACCGAGATGTCCGGCAGGCGGGCGTTGATGATGGGGCTCGAGCCAGAGGGCCCGATGATGCACCGCCACGCGCGGCGCCACCCATCGAAGCTCCACACCTCTGCGCCGGTGTGGAGGAGGGTGATGTCACGGTCGCCGACGATCGCGTGGAACACGCCCTTCGTCGCGCCGTACACGGGACCAGTGACGTTCTCGGTGCCGTTGGTCGGTACCGCTCCAGCCGAGGTGTGAATCCACGGAGTTGGAATCGGCACATTGGTGAGACCACCAGCCTCTGACCGGACAGCGTTCTCGACGAACTCGAAGACTTCGTCGCCCTTGACGAGCCGATTGGAGGTCGGCCCGACCGGGTACGGTCCGGACTGCGAGGTGTTGGCCTTCGTGCTCACTTGCCCTTCTTCTTGCGGTGCGCTTCGACGATCTCGATGATGTCGTCGATGAGGCTGACGAGCTTCAGGAGGGTCTTGAACATCTCGATCGGGACCGGCCGAGCGATGAGATCCCACTGATGCGCGACGTCGCCGATGCCGCCGCGATGCTTGCGGACGGGGATTCGGCCCCCGTCGGTGAAGAGCAGCCCCATCGAGGACGGGCCACGCCTCATGAACGTGGACATCAGCGACTGCTTCGCCTCCGGGTCTTCCTTCTTCGCGTAGACCCCGCCGGCCACGAGTTCCTCGTCGTCGATCTGCATCTGGATCATCTCCTGGGGATTGTCATCACGTAGTAAGGCTGCTTCGTGCTGCGCGCAAGCGTCCTGTAGCGGGGCAGGGTACCGGGCCGCAGGGAGCCGTACCTGTTCTTCAGGGTCTTGAGTTGGCGCTCGTACTCCGCCTCGGCGGAGGCGGCGGCCTGGAAGTCCTTGAGGTGCTTGTACAGCGTGACGAGCACCTTGTTGATGAGGAGCGGCATCGCATCTGGTTGGAGCCGTGGCACGTCCTGGTCGGATGCGAGCTTCTCTGGGCGGCTGACGGTGCGAAGCTCGATCTCGTACCGCTCGTCCGGAGCCGGCCACAGCCTGATACCGGCGTATCCATGAATGTCGCGAAGCGGCTTTCGAAGGTCTGGAAGCACAGTACCGTTGTCGATGTACACGCCAGCGTTGAACTCGTCGATGCGCATCTCGGCGAGCAGGTAGAAGTCGTCGCGGATGTCGAGCATCCGAAGGCCGGCAACCGCTGCTCCGACGAGCTTCGTCTCGAAGTCCGAGTAGTTAGTGAAGTCCGCGCTGATCCTTCGGCGGTAGATGCGAACGTGCCACCCGGAGTGAGACGTGCTGATGCGCCGGAACGCAGTAGAGTTCGAGGTTCCGGTCAGCATCGTGCCGAGCATGTACTCGATGTTCGGAACGCGAAGCAGTACGGCTGGGGCCTTGTCTCCGGTCTCGGCCGGAGCCGGGACAGTGATGGCCACGACCGGCGATGGCGCGCTCTCGAAGAGCGGCTCACGCATCCGGTTCTTCGCCCATTCCGTCGGAAGGGTTGCAGACTCAGCCGAGTCCTCTTCGTAGGCGTCGTTGCCGCCGTACCAGAGGGCGATCCCGGGAGACTGGAGCACGTGGTCTCGCTTGCCCCACGCGAGCGTGACACAGTACTCGAACTCCCCGACCGGCTCGGGACCAACCCACTCGTACAGTTCGTTGCTGGTGTACAGGCTGTTCACGACCGATTCTGGCGCCGTGTTGATGGACGGAAGCTGGAAGTGGTCCCGCCTGTGCATGAACTGGGGGATGCCACCGCCGCTGTCACCGTCGTCGTCTGTCATGCCACGGCGAGAGGCCTCCGCCTGGTCGATCAACTCGATGTCGTCCCACGGGGCGTCCGGCGATCGGACGCGCGCGTTGCGGACCTCGATGATGTTGTCCGGGAGGTAGTAGTCAGGGGTGTACACTCGCCAGGCGAAGGGGCCGGCGCCGTAGACGCTCGACGGCCACGGGTTCTGGAGCGAGATGTACGTGTACTCGTTCCCGTCGACGGTCTGGTTCCAGATGCTCTGGATGGTGTTCTGGTGCCTGACGCCGTCGTCGTCGATGATCTCGATCTTGCGGCCATCCCACGACCGGTCGACAGCCCACACCGTGGCGGCAGCATCGCCGACCTCGAGCGTCGTTCGGAACACCCACGGGTTCTGGACCGCAACGATGTGGTCCGGGTCAGGAGTGACCATCTGGATGGTGTCGCTGTCGCCAGCAGGGAGGGCGTCAGCCTGCGTGAACAGGCGCTGCGTCTGCTCGAACACGAGGAACGGCGCCTCCATCGCGACCTGGATGTAGGCGCGGTTGATGAAGCCGTTCACTCTCGTGACGGCTTCAGAAGATTCGTCCGGGGCCCAGTCCGCCTCGTCGAAGATCGCCTCGCGGATCTCCTTTCGATTCATGTCGGGCCTCCGGACTCATCCTATCCGATCACGTCAGCCGAGGCACTTGACGTAGCACCGCGCGGTGGCAGTGGACGCGGCGTCCTCGCGGGCGTAGCCGAACTGCCGAAGCAGGTCGGCAGCGTCGCCGTTGCACTCCATCGCGGCGCCGGCGACGGCATCGGAGACGGAGATGGGCTCGTTCACGTCGATGGTCTCGGTTCCGGCGAGAACCTCGCAATCGCCCTCGAACACGACCCAGCCGAACGAACCGGCAGCGATCGCGGCCTGCGCGATGCCGAGGATGAGGATCGGGACGGAGGTGACCGGGGCCTTCTCGCCATGGCCGCGCACGGCGCCACCGGAGATGGCCTCCTGGGTGACGACCTGGCCCTTGACGAAGGCGGCGGCCGAACCGTTCTTGATGTAGCGCCACTTCCGGCCGCCGTCGTAGGCGTACAGTTCTGGCGCGGACGTCTCCCACTTGAACCGCTCGGTCGGGCCCTCGAAGGCCTCCGACATGAGCGGGTACAGCTGGTCGGTGCCCGACTCGATGAAGGTGTCGATCCTGGTCTGGATGAGCATGGTGTTCTCCTGTGCCTTTCAGCGGTTGCCGCCCGTGACGCAGCCCTGCGCACGGAGGTTGGAACAGAAGATGTTCCAGTAGTTGACCATGTGAGCGATGACCGAGTCACCGAACGGGTTCGGCATCAGCTCCTCGAACTCGAACATGCGCTTGCCGTTCCCGATGGTGAACAGCTCGAAGTACGAGGTGTTGAGCAGGTAGGCCACGCCGTCCTGCGCGTCGGCGCTGGAGAACGCGGTGGTGTCGGTGATGTCGATGGCGTCGTCCGAGAACCAGTCGGCGTTGCCGAACTTGATGGCGTCACGGATGCCGTCCGGAACCTTCTCACCCTTCGAATCCACCATCGCGAGGCGGACCTGGGCGTCGAGGCTGTTCACGTACTGCTGGCGCGAGCCGGGATCCGAGAGGATCAGGTTGACGGAGGTGTTGGCCTTCGCGCCCTGGCGGTTCGCCTTGTCGCGCACGCTCTCGAGCGTGGGGCGGCCGTCGGTCATGAAGTCCGTGATGACGCCGTACTGGTGGTACCAGCCCTTCGTCCCGTTCGCCGCGCCCTGCATCGGGAGACCGTGAACGGTCGCCGTCTGCGAGGCCGGAGCCGCGAACTGGAAGAGGCCCTGGCGACCGGTGCCGCCGTCCTGGGGGAAGTACTGCTGCGAGCCGTTGAGCGAGAACAGGCCCTTGGTGCCGTTCGCGGTCGAGTTCGTTCCCGACGAGAAGGCCGCGCGCACGACCTGCTCGTTGACGCCTTCCATCAGGTCGCCGACCGCCTGCTCGGGGAGGGCCTTGATGAGGTCGGCGAAGTCGTACTCGGTCTCGAGTTCGTCGATCATCTTCTTCGGGATCGCGTAGTGGTAGACGAACCGGTGCGGGTACTCGGTGCCCTTGGCCAGCATGTTGTTGATGGTGCTCGAGAACGCCTCGCCGCCGGAGTACACCGGGTCCACCGCGCCGGGGCCGCCGGTGATCACGTTGAACTCGACCCAGGGGCCCTTCAGCTTGCGCTTGTTGAACCCGCCGGTGTCCTTGATGTACTTCGTGAGCGGATGCCACGAGGTGAAGTTGTCGATGAAGCCCGGAACGAGATCCGGGAGAGTGCTCTTGAGCACGTCGAGCTTGTAGGACATGTGAACCTCAGGCCTTCTTCAGGCGCTGCATTGCAGATCTGGCCATGGCGGCGAACCGGTCACGGTCAGAGAGTCCTGCGGTATTGGGCTTCTCCGCGGTCCGGGCGGCTGGAGCCGGAGAAGTGGAACCCGCCACAAAGGACGCTGTTCCGGAAGTTTCACCACGCTGAGGACCGGCCTCGGAGAGGGCGACCCTGAGGGAGATGTCTGCGTCCTTGGTCTTGGCGAAGATCTGCGTGGCAGACTCGCGGACAGACTTCGGAAGCTTGACGAGCTTGGGGAGCGCCTGCGGGTCCCACCCGGCATCGAGTAGCTCGAGGGCGATGCCCTCGTACTCCGGGGTGAAGAGCCACTTGTTCTGCTCCTGGAACGCGTTCACCTCGGCAGTGAGACGCTCGGTCTCACGGTCGGTGACCCACTGGATGACCGAGGCAAGCTCGGTCTCGTAGGCCTTGGACCGCTGCTCGAAGTCGGTGCGAAGCTTCTCGGCCTGCTCGTACTTCGAGGTCAGTTCGGGGATCCGAGGATCCTCGGCGCCATCGAGCAGCGCATCGTAGAGAAGCTGGAGCCGGTCGTGCTCCTCCTTGATGGAGGTCGACCTGGACTCGTGCCACTTCCCGAACCGCTCGGCCAGCGGACGAACTTCCTCGGGGAAGGAGTCGTACGACTGGCCGTCCCAGTCGTCCCACCCGAACGAGTCAGGGCTCCACGGGTCCTTGGCGGACTCTGCCTTGGCAGAATCGGTCGCGCCAGAAGTTGCCCCACCCGCTGGGGCCCGGGAGGATGCAGGCTCAGCGGATGGGGCAGCGGCGGGTGCAGCGGCCTGCTGGGTTTGCGGAGTGGTGGCTTCGGTCTTTTCCATGTGGTGTGTCTACTCCGAAAACGAATGAAGCGCAACAGTCAACTTCCGAGTTCCTTCTTCCTGTCGGCCTCTTTTCGCCTGGTGTGCCTCATGTGGTTGATGTCGGAGTAGCCTGCTTTGCGCGCCATTCTGTTGGCGTCATCGTCGCACCGATCCTTGTACCGGCGGAACTCGGAATCCTTCGGATCCACGATCTTCACGTTCGGGTTGTCCTTCAGGTACTTGCGGTACTCGTGGTTGGTCTCGAACACCTTCCCTGCACCACCGACCTCGATCGGCTTGGACGGGGCAGCGCCGACGAGCAGCATGCTGGTCGGTGCGTAGGTGTGTTCGGCAGGCATCCCGCAGGAGCACCGCTGCGTCGCGCGCTCCTCGTACCTGCACAGCGCCTCGAATTCACCACACTCTTCGCAGACGAACCGGTACAGCGGCATCACATGACCTTGGGCTGATCCGCCGTGGCTTGCGGCGGAAGGTTGGCGGTGGGATCGGTAGCCATGCTCATCGGCATGCCACCAGTGGCCGGGCGATCGACCGGCTGGTTCTGGGCGCCGCCAGCGGACTGGACTGGCTGTTGCGGCATCGCCGCCTGCGGGGTGACGACCGCAGCCAGTTCGCTCATGTTGAGCAGGTCCAGCAGCTTGTGGACGAGCTTCGCCTGGTCGACGTTCGGGTTGTTCACCAGGAACTGGAAGAACTGCTGGATCGAGCGAAGCTGGACGAGGCGAGAGTTCTCTGCCGGGTCGAAGGCCACGCTCTCGTACATGTACCACCACTCCTGCTCGGCCTCGCCGAGGGTGGCACCCTGGCTGAAGCCGAGGGAGTCGATGTCCAGCACCTCGGAGACAGACGTGGTGGACTCGAAGACGGGAGCGACGCCGTCCGGCGACAGGAACTGGCGGTAGAGCCCGATGTACTTCTGAGCCAACTCGCTGACCCAGGACATCATGGTGATGACGCGACGGCCGTTCCTGGTCTGCAGCGACTGGTCCATCAGCGAGAGTTCGGTGGCGAGGTCAGACCCGCCGCCCTTCCCGCGCTGGTAGTCGGCCATGCCGAGGGTGAACGCCATGCCTTCCTTCGCCACGTTTCGCATCGTAGCGAACGACGGAATCAGGGTCGGGGTCGGAAGCTGCGCGAAGAAGTCCGCTGGGTTCCTGATGTTCGTCGAGCACTTGGCCTCGATGTAGGCGCCCGGACGGTCGACCGCGGTGATGGCGGACATGAACTCCTCGGGGGAGTCCACGGCGCTCGAGTTCACGACGGTGGCCGGGATGCTCTTCATCGCGTGAGTCAACTCCAGCGAGTCGATCTCGTTGAGGTGCTCCTGGTGCGATGCGATGAGCTTGATGTCGCTCAGCCCGCCGTGGTGGCGCAGCGAGCGGTTGAACGTCTTCACGATGAACGGGTTCCGGACGTAGGTGTACGGAAGCGGCCCCTCGAGCAGCGGCTCCTCGTTCCCGTCGAGGAAGTGGAAGTACTTCCCGCCGACGAAGTCCCAGAACTCGTACACGACGGCCCATCGGAACGCCGACGAGATGCTCTTCCCGCCGTCCGTCTCCTTGAACCAGTCGGGGTAGGAGCCGTACTGTGCCCGAGCGGCGACGTCCTTGTTGTACTTGAACTCGCTCTTCTTGCGCTTCACCCTCATCTTCAGTTCGTCTTCGGTGACGAGGGTGACCTCGATCGCGTACCGGCTCTTGTGGAATGGGACGGTCATGTCGAAGAAGAAGCGCCTGGGATCGATGTCCGACGCCTCAGGACGGTTGAGCGAAGCGTTCCAGACCACCTTGGTCACGCCCCTACCACAGATGCCAGCGTTGGTGGCGAACTGGACGGACAGCGCCCCAGCGTTGTCGCGCCGCAGGCAGGAGTTCGCGAGTCGCTCTCGAGCCTTCGCGAACCGCTTGTGCTTTTCGAGGACCGCGCCGACAGTGATCTGCGGGTTCTTCGGGCAGACGTTGGCGGTCATCGTGTCGATGAACGCGAAGGCGTAGTTCGTCTCGACGACGATCGCCTCCTCGGCGTCGAGCGCCTGGTTGTGCGACAGGAAGAGGGCGTCGCCAGAGCGAGTACCGCCCGCGCTGGTGGCCTCGGCGTGGTACCAGTCAGTCCACTGGTCCCACTCCTTGCGCTCCTCGCTCTCCTGGGAGACGTGGGTGTTGATGATCCCGTAGCACTGCTTCGCGTCCACTCGTCACCCCAGCAGAGAGCGAAGCTCTTCCTTGAAGGAAGGAGACGTCTCGACCATCGCCTGCACCTGACCGAGCAGCTTCTTCTCGGCAGGGCTGGTCTTGCGGTTGTCGTCGGTGGTCGGGCCAGTGAACGCGGTCTTGCGGTTGTCGTCGGTCGTCGGACCAGTGAAGCTGTCGCCCTCTTCGGACTCCGGCTCCGCGGTCTCGTCGCTCGGCTTCATCTCGCCCATCTTCTTCTTGAAGATGCCGGCCATGTCTTCGTAGTTGTCCTTCATCACTCACCATCCTTGATGTACTCGAACTTGAACGGTAGCCCGGAGGTGATGCCGTCCGGAAGCGGGAAGGCCTTCGCCATCTCCTCCAGGAACGACCGCTTGTCGGAGTCCGGAAGCCCGCGGAAGTCGGCCGCCATCTTCACGGCGATGGCCATCGGCCCGTCCGAGTCCTTCGTCTTCTCGGACCCCTTGGTGCTCATCTCGTCCATCTTCTGTCGGACAAGCTTGGCCATGGTGGACTTGTCGGCCATCACTCACCTCCCGCCAGGGAAGGCGATGACCTCGGACTCCCTGATCCCGTCGCCGTCGGTGTCGATCATGATCTTCTTCCTGATCGGCTGCGGCGACACGTCGTTGCCGGGAGGTGGCTGGGCGGTGCGGTAGCCGGGTTCACCGGTCTTCGGCGCAGACGGGGTGGTCGCCCTCGGCGGAGGCTCGACCTTCGGAGCGTCTCCGCTCATGTCGATCCCGTGCATGCGCAGGAGTTCCCCGCGAAGCCTCATGCCCTCATCTCCGAGAGCGGCGATGGCTTCCTGGGCGCGAGCGGCGTCGCTCATGAACGATGGGCCGCCTTCCTTGGCCTGGAGTCCACGCATCTCGGCCATCTTGTCCCGGAACATGTCGGCGTAGCCCTTCTTCCTGGACGATACGATCGCTTCCGTAGACTCTGGCACTGGTTCGCTGCCGCCAGTCTTGGCCATGGCGCCCTTCGACGCCTTGGCCACCGAGTCTTGCTTGTCCGGGGTGATCGCTGCCTTGAACTCGTCGAATGCCCCGGTCTCGCTGGGCGGAGCTGCGGACTCACTGAGTCGGCCGGCGGCACGAAGATGACCACTGCCGATCTGCTCCTTGATTGCCTTGAACGCCTCTGCGTTCCGACCAGGCGAAGCAGGATCGATCGTCACCTTCTTGGAGGTGTCGTCCGTAGACCAGACGGTGACCTTCCCGTCGTTCTCGACCTTGTACACCCACGGATCGGTGCTGCTTGCGGAGCGGTACAGGCCTGGAACCAGATCAGCCATGGTCATCTCCTACGCTTTCGAAACGACTTGTATCGAGACCTATCCTGACCCGTTTCGTTCATCGCTGCAACCTTCTTGCGGTAGTTCTGCCACACATCGAAGTTGGCGTTCGGCAGCGAGATCACGTTCTTCGGTAGCTCCGGCTCGCCTTCGCGGATCCGTCTCGGGACAGACCGTGCAGCCTTGCATGCGATCATGAGCGCGGACACCTTGTCCCAGTGATGCCTGGCCCTGCGACCGGCCGGCTGATTCCTTCCGGTGGCTTCGCGTCGGATCTCCGACCTCGGGTCGGCCTCGAGCACCTTGTCGTTGCGATACCCGACCAACTGAGAGACGAGATCCTTGTCGGGGATGACGAGGACATCCATGAGCGCGTCGATCATGTTCTCGAGCAGCTGGTCGTGCGCGTGGGACACCACGCCTGGCTTCTCCTTCTCGTCGTAGTACAGCCTGGGGTACCGCTCGCGTACGGCGTGCGTGATGGCGGACATGCCAACGCCGTTGCGCTCGATGGCGAGCAGCGCGTGGTACCTGCTCGCGGTCTCCAGCATCACGTTCTGGAACTGGATCGGGTCAACCGCCTGGGAGTAGACGGCAACCACCTCCCATCGGTCAGACCAGACCTCGAGCACGACGAACGCGGCGTGGTCCCGGAGGCCCATGCCGGCCGGGTCGACTCCCATCACGTACAGCGCCTTCGGGTTCGGCTCCTTGAAGACCATCAGTGGAGGGCTCCACTCGATGTTCGCCGTGTCCTTGTGCCTGGCGAGGACGTGCTCGCGGATGACACCGGATCCCTGGGAGATCCAGCAAGTGAGGTCGTCGAACGGGTAGTAGACCTTGAACAGATCCGGGTTCCTGCGGATCTCGCGGTCAACAGACATCATCTCGCGACGGAAGGCGAGGTTCTCAAGCTCGAGGTACCCCATCGAACCGTCGACCTTCGTGCCGCCGACCCCGTACTCCTTCATGAGCCGCTCTTCTTCGGCGTCCATCTTCCACTGCGGGTTCCAGCGGCGCCGGTTGAGGAGCGAGTCCCAGTACGGGAAGAACGCGTAGAGCCCGCGGCCGTTCTCGTCCGAGCGCCACCGCTTCGAAGTCTGGCAGGTCTCCTGCCAGTACTCCGCGGACGGCTCTGACATGGGCGCTGCGGTGCTCTCCCGGATGAGCAGCACGTCCCGGCGGTTGATCATGGACGGGAGCATCATCGACATCGCCTTCGCGGCGTTGGCCCACCACGGGTACTCCGATCCGTGGAACGAGTTGAGCGACTGACCGATACCGAAGTCCTCGACGTGCGCGGACTGGACGATCATCTTCGACTTGTTCACGAACGACAGCGATCGGGTCTCGGTCGAGGTCTCCGTTGGGGTGCGGATGGCCTCTGGCCAGTGCTTGTGCATGAACTGCACACGCTCGTGCAGCGTGTCGGCACGATCCCTGGTGTCGGCGACACAGGTGTGCCTCCAACCCTCGGTGTAGGCGGCCTTCGGGTAGATCCCGTACTCGGCGGTGAGCGACTTCCCGGTCTGGCGCGCCGCCAGGATATCGAGGAAGCGGGTTCGGCCGTCCTCGGTGCGTGGTGGAGCAGCGTAGTACGACAGAATGGTAGCCTGAAGGCGGCTCGTGATGCGGTATGGGTCGTACTGTACTACCTGCCCAGTCTCCTGGTCGAGAACGAGCCCAAACTGCTGAATCGTGGCGGCAGGATCGGCTGTCAACTCGGCGCAGACGACTGGATCCTTCCATGCGTCGCTCTTGTACCGCTTCTCAGCCAAGCTTCTT